CGTATCGGACATAATCTTGAAGAGGCTGTAAAATATTTTGCAGACCCTGATAATCAAATGATTAAAGCAAGTATGCTTGAGAAGATGACCTTTACAAAACCAAAAGAAAAGGTAGAAATACCTAAATTTGAACCAGAACCAGATGCTCCTTATGGTAAAGAACATATAACAGAACCTGAGTCAGAACCGATACTTGGGCCAGAAGAGTTTATTAAAACTGAGCCGGAAGAGGTTAAAGTTGAGGAGAAACCCAAAGTTGTAAAAAAACCTCGAAGGCCAGTAAAAAAAGATAAAGAATGAGTATAAAGAACATGCATTATGATTTTAAGCAGAAGCTGGATAAGATTGACAGCAATGCTTATGTGAATCTTCAGATTCCTGAAATTGACAGGAAACTGAATGAGGGAATGCTGTTATTTATTTTACTTATTGCAGAACCAAGATATAAGAATCAATTTGGGTTTGAAACCTCTCAAAGAACAATTGATGATTTGAGAATCCTTGTAAGGGATGACATAGATTTAGCACTAAGAGAAGATATTGATGGAAATTTCGTTGCAACTCTTCCTGATAATTATATGTATTATTTATCTACAGGTAAATTATTGATAGGTAAAGACAATTGTGAATCACGAAGATTTACAACTAACATTATCCGTCATAATGACCAAAATGAAAGGAGGGATTTTTATAAATCTGACTTTGATTGGCGAGAATGTAATATAAGATTTTTCTCAACAGGGATAAAAATATTTACACCTGAAGAAGCTACAGTAGAAAGTTTTTCTATTGATTATATTTTACAGCCTGATTATATACATAATGCTGAAGACTTTGCTTCTGGTAGTTACAAACTTCCCGGTAGTACAACACCATTTACAGGATTTCGAGATTCTATATTACCAGAACACACACATAAAGAAATCGTTGACTTAGCAGTAATGCTAACAACCGGTGACTTAGAAATGCCCTTAGCAGCTCAATTCAAACAAGGAGTGTTAAGGACGAAACAATTACTATAATTATTAACAATTAAATTTTACAATTATGAGTAGAAACAATGATGTCTCAAAAGTACTGTTCCTTCCTGATGAAGCAGCAGTAGCAGCAGATGCTGCATTATCAGCTCTTGCAAATGGTAATTGGGGACTGTATGATTATAATACAGGACTCTCAGTATCAGCACTTGATGCTGATATTGCTTCAGGACTGCCAAGAGAATTTTTCATTGCCTATGTAGGTGATGGAACACTAGGAACTGCAGGAGAAATTTATACCACTACAGGTACTCACATCCGAGCAGGACTTATTCACTATCTAACTATAAACAATGATGCTGCTCCCGTAGCTCAGGCTATTGCAGTTCAAACCTTTACAGGTGTTCAGTCTGGTGCTGACGCAACTAACTACGATTACGGTGTTAAATTTGATTTTCGTGGAAACACTGAAATTTATCAACGTTACGGTTATAACCAAGCTACCAAAACTTTCATGGGAACTACCAAATGTGTTGGTAATACAGGTGCTGCTGAAGATGCTGGTGCTGAGATTTGTGCTCAATGGGCGGAAGCCGTAGGAAATGACCATGACCAATTTATTGGATTCGTTTGCGATGGAACAGGTATGACTGGTACAGGTGCTTCTTATACTCCAACAGGAGTAGCAGGAACTGCTGGTGTATGGGCAATTGATGGTACACCAACCACCGAAGCTCTTACTCTCGCTGAAATCAGAAGTTATACCACTGGTTCCGGTGACCTTATCATAACCTTCACTTTAGGTGCAGGTGATGAAAATGGATTCTCAAACATGTACACCTTTTGTGGTGTAAATGCTAAATATTTCAAACAACGTCAAATTGTAGCTGTACCATCACTTGTTGGTGGAGAGTGCCTCTGGGCAACTGCTGCCGAAACCGTAGCAATGATTTACGGTGAAGGATACGGTTACGATATTAACGAACTGGAATACCAATGTGAAGGATTTACCGGAAAACCCGGCCCTTATCGTCAATCAAGATTGAATGGTCTTCCTTTCCACAATACAGAATTTATTGCTATACCAACTACAAAGTATACTGTAGAAGTTCTGGCTTATGACCAATACTCCGTTGGAGGTTGGTTAGAGTACTTCAACAACCAGAGTACTTACTTTATCCTTGTAGCCACACCAACTGATACCGATGCTTTTCCACAAAGGGCATTAGCTGCAATAGCAGCCGTAGTAGGTTGTACTGTGACTACCACATAATACTCTTTTTTCGCTTACTTATCTTCGAGGGGGGTTGGGACTATTCCCTACTCCCCTTTTTTAAAATTTGATGTATGAAAATAGAAAAGACATACTATGACTTTTGGGGTAAAGACTACATATATTATATAGAGAGCAAAGCAAGTATTATCGCTTATTCTCTTAGTTCAGTTGTTGATGATGTGACTACATCAATTGAATACGACTTTATAAGCCCTCTGACTTTACTAACTATTACATTGCCTGCAGAAGGTCAATATGAACTTGTAATACGTTATCCTGATGGTAATGGTACAGCAACTGCTGTATACGACTTAAGATGTTATCCTGACTTAAAGGCTGACATCATTAGAACTTTCAAAGATGCTATTTGTAACTGTCCCGGTATTGGAAACAATCCTACAGTTTGTTCAACTACATCTATGAATGCAGTACAACAAGATGTAAATTTCCTTGAGATGGTTTACAACTCTGCAAATCTCTATCGTGACTTACTTATGTCGCCAAGTTTCTTGAGAAAATATTCGTGTTGCTTTGTAACAACACTAGGAGAAAACTACTACAAGTTGGAAGCTCTCCTCAAATCACTATATGAAAGTGTAACAGTTGGTGGATATACCCCTGATTCTATGTATCTGTTAAGACTTTATACAGCATACTACTATGTAATGATTTACGTAATGGAACTAGATATGGCAAGTTGTCTTGCTGGTTCTGGTGGTACTCCGGGAGGAGGAGGTGATGGTTCAGGAGTTGATGGGCCGGATGAAAGTGGAAGTACATGTGAAGATGAAGTTGCTGCAGTAGTAGAATTATTCAACCCTTCAGAACTAAAAGAATGCTTTATTAAGCTTGGACTGAATTTTAACGAAATATATAACAGCTTCAGACTTTGCTATCTTCAAAATCCTATTGGACTTTGTATAACTGCGGAAGAAGTAACACCTCCGCCACCTCCACCCGGAGTGGCAACAATAGATAATTTAACATATCTTGACTATGTAGAATTTGTAGAAATAGGAACAGACGTATTACCTTCTATCTTTCAATGGGAAATAACTGGTACTCCTGAAAATCTTATTCTTACAGATAATGTTAGTCAGATTGTTGATGTCTCCGTAACAGGAACATCATATAATTGTGGTGCTGAAACATATAATCTTGCCAATAAAGGTTCTGTAAGTTGGCGTTTAAGAGGAGACAATGTAAATACAATTGACATAACTACTCAATGGATATATCCTGCTTATTGGGGTAAAAATATTACTGGAACATTACCAAATGAAACAGAAATTAAAAATGGTACAAAAATTATCAGTGGTAATCTGAAGAATGAAGTTCTCTTTACTCCTAATACAGCAATTACAGAATATGGTTGGGTAGCAGTACCAACACCAGAAGCAATTCAGTATATATCTTGGGAAGTTGGTGGTTCTGCTTTGAATGCAGGTGACATTGGAATGATGATTGGAAGTACGGAATTTATATTGACAGATATAAATTGGACAGTTGTGGATGGTACTTGGTACGCAGTATATATATACAGTTATCCATCCGAAGTAAGTGAAGAAATTAGATTATCTAACCCTTAAAACTTGAAACAATGTCTATTGAATTACAAGATAATATTTACACAGAAGCTCCGAAGGCTACAGACGAAAAAATGTTTTTTGGAACCGGAGTAGACCTTCTGTTCAAAGATAAAGATGATATTCCTGAACAATATAGATTTGAAGGAATGATTGCCCATGATACTGATTCACCATATACCATCTGGCAGTTGCAAGGTGGTATTCATGATGGTGATTGGACTGATATTACAAGTTCAGCAGCCGCAGTGCCGGATATAGTTCTAGATGGTGGTGGACAATCAAATGCAGTTGAAGGACAAACAGTATTTACACTTCCCGGTGGACTTACTCAAACAAACTGTATGATATTTGTTAATGGTATACACATGACTGCATATACATTAGTGGATAACGGTGGAACTTCAACACTGACATTCTTGTATGGTCTTGAACCTTGGGACGGAATAACTTATGTAAAATTCGAAAATATAGTATAAACTACAAAAATTACAATTATGTCTATTACAAAACCGAAAGTGAACAAACTCCAGAGTATTTCAGTAAAAACTGCTACTACTCCTATGGGAAAACTGCGTAAAGCAGGAACATTTGTCTTTGACGAAGACAATGAGAAAATGTATTTTCTAACTGCTGATACTGCAGCCAATAAATCATTGGCTACAATTTCAGCTAAAACTGAAGTATAATGAAGAAGCCAGTTAATTATGTAGACCATATTGCTGTCAGAGATGAAAATGCTGTTTTTGGTGTAGAACGAGAAGCTGGCACTATCATTTATGACAAAGCAAATGAGAAGGCTTATACGCTTTTGAAACCTGCTAACAAGTGGGAATGTTTAGCATCATTCTCTGACAAAAGAGGATTCTTTATAAGAGTTCCTGCCGAAATGCAAATAGAAATAAAAGCAGGAGAAACAGAATTTGGAATAGAATCCAATCAACCTTTCACGGTAGATGATGTTGAATATGCTGCTGGTGAACATGTTATTAGTGGAACAGCAGAGACAGAAATAGCTATTGTTATTAAACACACAAATGCTTCCACGATAGTAAAATTAAACTATAATGAACTTAGTACTGTTGATACTGTAACAATAAGCAATTTGGGAAATATGACAATATTAGACCAGATTTGTGGTTTTATGCCATCACTTACTTCTCTTACTATCAGTGCTGATACATCAGGTATTACAAGTATGATACAAGGATTTTTTGGTTGTACAGGATTAACAACATTTCCACTAATTGATGTTTCTGCTGTTACAGAGTTCTATGCTACTTGGCAGGGTTGTACTGGAATGATAACATTTCCCGAATTAGATTATTCAGCAGCATTATCACTTGAAAGTACTTTTACTGAGTGTTCAGTTCTCACAAGTATTTCCTTAACTAATGTAGACAATGTTGTTAATATGCTAAATACATTCAGAGATTGTGCATTATTAACAGACATTACTATGGATACTATACCACCTTTGACTTCAGCAACTGCTATATTCAGAGGTTGTTCTGTATTAACTTCTGCACCTGCTTTAGACTTTTCAGCTTGTGATACTCTATATTCTATATACAGAGATTGTGTGCTTCTTACATGCATTGATGGAACAATAGATGCAACAGCTACAGGAGGAGACACAGGAAGTATGTTTGATGCAACTACTGTTCTTGCTATACCTGATGCAGGAGAACAAGCTACTATTCTTGCAGGTGGAACTTGGACTAATTCTGGAACTTGTCCGTAAAAACTGAAACTATGCAACCAAAGAAGTTAGACCATATATCGGTAAAAGATGACCATGAAATTTTTGGTACTCCCAGAGATGCAGGAACTACTGTATATGATAAAAATGATAAAAAGACTTATTTACTATTGAGTGTAACATTAAGTTGGGAATGTTTAGCTTCTTTTGATAGCAAAAAAGAACTTGTAAAAATAACTGGTATAATAATAGAATTAACAGTAGGACAAGAGTTAGGTAGTTCATGGGGATTTAAGGATGGAGATTATGGAAGTATAGACCCAGATAATATTGAAGGTCTTGTAATTATACAGTTAGCTTCAGCCAGTGAAATATTCAGATTAATTTTTTTTGGTAATGTAAAATATGATAATAATGACACATTAAATTTAGAATTTGAAGGATATTCTAATAATCCTGTTCTTGTAACTTGGGAAGAAGAGTATTATACAAAAAGTGATGAAGATTTAGATAATTGGCTTTCATCAAATAATGGAAATATAATAGATATAATAATATCAATACCATAAATTATGCAACCAAAAATCCTAAATCACATATCAGTCAAAGATGAGAATGCAGTCTTCGGAATCATGCGTGAAGCAGGAACTACTATTTATGATAAGAAGAATAAAAAAACTTATCTTCTGTTGAAAACAGCATTAAGCCTTGAATCACTGACTTCTTTCGATAATAAAAAAGAATTAAGAAAACCAGTAATTGCAACTACAACAATGGAAGTTGGTAGTGATTCTGGTAATTTTGGTTATCAGCGTGCTGGATTTGGAACGCTTAATCCTACAACTATTGATGGTATTGTTGTTGATAGAATTGATACATTATCAGTAGGCATTATTACAATTATAGAGTTCTCAGCAATGTCTAAAATAAATGAACTTGATATTATAACAGTAGATTTTGGTGCTATTCATACTGGAAAAGTTTTTACTTGGCAAGGAGCAAATTATGTACTTAGTGATGCAGCTTTATCTGCATTCATTGAATCTGAAGATAGAAATGATATTATATTAACATTTACAGTATAGAATCAACAAATTATGGCCGTTTCTGTAACAGCAAATCTTACAACAGTAGCTCAGGGAGAATCCACTGATGCTGGTACTTGGAGTGGAAACTCAGGAGGCTATGATACAGAGGTATTTTATCAGAACACAGCCTCTTATACTTGGCAAGCATCTAAAAATGCTCGTACTAATTGTACTTATACTCCAACTACTAATATTGATATGTCAGGAACTGACAATCATTTGTATTGGTGGGCACAAAATGCTGTTGCTTCATTTATGGAGAATAAAACGACAGGAACTGTCAATACGTCAGGTTATATGATTCGTCTGACAGATGGCACAGGTAATTATAAAGAATGGCATATAGCAGGTAAGGATACTTGGGGAGGGGAGTGGAAATGTTTTGTATTGGATGTATCTTCATCAACAGATGTATATACAAGTAGTGGAGCATTAGACCTTTCAGACATAGATGTTATTACTTGGTATGTTGATATTTCAAATTCAGGCAATATTCGCATTATTGATAATCAATGGAATGATGTAGTAAGATTTGGAACTGGATTGACAGCAACAGGAACAGACTTTAATATCGAAGATATATGGACTGATGATTATCTTCTTGCAAATAAGTATGGGATTCTTGAAAGAGTAGGAAATACGTTCTTTTCAAAAGGTAAGATTATTATTGGAGATGGTGCAACTACAACTGTACTTGATTCAGAGGATGAAAAACTGGAGTTTCTTGCAAGAGAAGCTACCGGTGAAGGTCAAGTATCAGATACCCTTTATGAGTTCAAAACTACTGGTTCAGGATGTATAGCAGTTATAAATAACTTGATTATTTCAGGTGGTAGTATAAATTCTGCAGGAAGATTCTATCTTGATTTATCAGATATCAATGCTGATACTACATTTGATGGATGTATTGTTACTTTAGCTGGATTGACAGAAGGCTGTTCTGCTACAGATAGTGATGGATGTGTATTTAACAACTGTCTGCAAATATCACCAAAAACAGGAATTTTTACAAATCATACTATAAAGAATTATGTAGGAACAGATGGAGCAATATTGTTTCCAACTGATGATACAAACATATCAAATCTAACATTTATCAATTGTGACAATGGAGTTGAATATGATGCTACATCTGATTCAACAACTCCTACATTTTATAATTTTACCTTTGATGATGAAGCAGGAAATTATGATGTAAATAATACCAGTGGAGCAGTAGAAACAATTACAATCTCAGGTGGTGGAAATGCAAATTCATACAATCCTGCTGGAGATATTATAACATTCAGTAATCCAAAATCATTCAAATTTACAGTTAGTCCATCAATAATAGATTATGAATGGAGAATTTACTCAGTAACAGCATTAGGAAGCTTAGATGGTTCAGTAGAACTTGATGGAGAGGAAAATGCAACTGCAGACAACCAAACATATAATTATACTTATTCTTCAGATATTCCTATTGCAGTACAAATAATTTCTCAACCTGACCACGATTATGAAGAAGAAATACAGTACTTTACATTAGTATCAACCAATCAGGATGTAGGCATTGTTTTAACACCAGATAATAATAACTAATGAAAAAAATAGAACTTGCAACAGCATATGCAAATCAACAATCTCCAAACGGAGATAGACAGGATTGGAAGATATTCAATACTGACAATGAAGAATTACATTCCTTTCCAAAGGAATATACAGAAAAGCAGATTATGGCTGCAGTTCATTTTGCAAGAAAATTTGAATTGATTGCGTTTAATAAAGGTATTGAATTTCAAAAGGAGAAAGCTCCAAAAGAATTAGTAGCTTTACAAAAGATAGTAAAAACTTTTCAAAACGACAGGAAAAAAATGATAGAACGTAATTTGGAACTTGCAAATGAACTTGACAATTTGAATAATCAATTGGATGAATTAACAATTAAAAATTAAATATTATGATACCAGAACTGATAGACCTAACAAATTATTTCACCCATCTTGTTCAAAGTACTGCCAGCAGAAGTGGGTCTCCTGATGGAAACATTTTCTTTGACACAACGAATGGACGCATTGAACTGATAACTGCCGAAGAATTAGCTACTGTAGACCTATCAGGAGGTATAGGAACTGGAGCAATTCAAATTGATGTAGTGGCCACAGCAGGTACTTTCACAAGACTCTCTGGAAGCTTTTTAGATGATGGATTTATAGCTGACAGGTCATTTATTTCAAGTGTTTTTACTGAAGGAGGTAATAATAATACTTTTATAATTGAATCAGTAACAGCTCTTGTTATTACTGTAACTGATAATACTGGCTTAGTAGATGAAACTGGCGGTGGAGATGAAGAAATTGACAGTGTTGCTGAAGATAATCCACTTACTCAACAGCTTGGAATTAAAAAAGAGGGATTGTATGCTTTTGAAAATCAGGAACGTAGAGTAGACGAAGAATTACGTAAGTTTGACAGATACTTTAAAGGTAGTTTCAAATTTGCTGGTGCTTATGAGCTTATCAGTGGGATGAAATATGATGATGCAGATGGTACTGATAGTGGACTTGCACTTAATTCAGCAGGAGATTCTGATGACAGAGTAAAAATCAGAGCATCAGGATGGATTGAAAGAGATACTGCAGGAGCTATTGGAAGAATTTACTATGGTGTAAAATCACTTGGTAATATTGAATTACTTTCTCAACCTTATTACCAATTAGAAGATGGAGCAGTACCTGTTGATTTTGCAAAAGATGGAGACATTGACGAAGCTATCCAAGTATACGGAGATAATGACATAGATGTAAATGCTTATGATACAACTGTAACTACTGGTGCTGCTCAGACAATTGATGTAGATAAAGAAACAGGAACATTTACAAGGTCAGCAGGAGATTATGAATCAGATGGATTTATAGTTGGACATCGTTTTGAAGCTGCGGGATTAACCCTTAACACTGAAACTTATACAGTTGCTTCTGTTACAACAACAGTAATTACTATTATAGCTGAAGAGTGGACACTCCTTACTGATGAAACAGGAGATGCTGATGAAGCCCTTACTGTAACAGGAATTGATGTAAGAACATATCTTTCAAATAAGATTCGCACATTTGCTTACAACTATGATGAAAAAGTTCTTGCAGATTCAGGAGTATCACAAATGGATGGATACTATTCAGGATTTGCTCTTGGTGAATCTTCTCATCTTACAACAGGAAATTATACTCTTGCTGATGTTTATGGTGGTGCTCAAGTATCACCTTGGACAGGAATGGGACTTGAAGAACTCGATGTTGCACAAGAAGAAGGAGGATTTACAACTGCTAATGGATTTTTTACATGGGTAGTTAACAATACTGTTCCCGGTAATCTTGACCAAGTTGTTGCATTCCTTGATGCTCTTGCTCAGACAGATGATGATATCAATGACCATCTTAGTAATGTTACAAATGGAAAAAGAGTTGGTACTTGGTACACATATTCTGCCGAAGGTAAAATTCAACCGAGAGTTGGTACAGGAGCAGCAGGAGAAGGACTGTTTATTGAACAACTTGTAGGTACAGATAAAAACAGGGTTATCTTTACAGATGATGCTGGAAATACTAAAATATATCCTTCATATTCCAATGTTAGTGTAGCTGTCGGAGCTGATGCTGTAGGTGATACATTATCTTGGTTTCATGCTTTCTTCCTTGATGGCCCTGCAGGAGCTGATTATAATACATCATTAGCACTTACTGTTGAAGATGCAAGTTCAGTGGAAATAAAAGGTAATGTGAATGGTTCAGGATTCAGAACAGGAAATAACATTCTCTTTGAATTTGACTGGTATCTTGACATTATAGGAGGCCCAATTGAAACAGATAAAGATTGTGTGTTTTTATGTGAAGGAGATGGTGGAGTTACTCAAGCTAAAACAATTTTCACATTAACGAATGCTGCATCAATTACAGCATCTTGTACACCATTAGTTGAAAACAATGTATAAGAATGGCTATAATCGGTTATATAGATGGCCTAAACAGGAGAATATATCTTGATGTAAGTACCATTAATACAGAAATTGACCCGATGGATATTTACAAAGAGATGAGAACTCTGCGTAGAACTGACGAATCATTAAGAAATTTTGACCTCTTTCTCAGTGCTTCAGGTTACGAATCTAAAGGTGGGGGTAAGTTTACTGCAAAACTTGTAAAGTGTTTGCTTGGAACAAGAATAGTACCCTATGATTATGCAACGTATCATGAAATTACGATTACAGGTGAAATTATCACTGATGATGGTCAATCTGGAATTGCTTGTTTTGATAGGACACCATTGACTCCGGGCAACACTGTTGACATAAATTATGTACCACCTCAAGTTGAAGTAATAGAAGTGGATGTACCAACAGCTACTGAACCATTAACAGAAGAACAAATAAGAAGTGCTGTTTGGAATGCAGAAACTAGTAAATATAATGTATTTGGTACTTTTGGAAAGAAAATAGCAACCATAGCTAGATATATAGCAGTAAGAAAAGTAAAATGATGAATATAAAAAAAACGGGAAGCTGGTTTAAAGACAACCTTGTTGGTATTATTATAGGATGTCTACTTGCCTTTATTGCATGGAGTCAAAAATCTTACATTGAAGGCCAGCAAAAACTAAATATTATACAACAAGAATTGAATCTTGAATTCATAAGTTCTACTGTTTTTAACAAAGGAAAATGTGAAATACTTGATGGTAAAGTAGCCTTAAATTCTGATGTTAATCTATCGCAGGGAGTAACATTATTGTTCTATGGTCAAGAACTTGTTAAACATGATGTAGAAATTAAACATTTACAAGAAGATAAAAAATAGGAGGTTAAAAATGAAAGAAGGAATAACAGGATTTTTGTATGAAACTCCAACAAAAAAATCAAGTAAAAGACTGATAGCATTGCTTTTCGCAATTTACTCAATGATAATGAGTGCAGTAGTATATTGGATATCAGGAGAATATGTTGCATTTATTGCAGTATGGGGTGCAACAACAGCAACTGTACTTATTCTTATAGGTGTCGGTAAAGCACAAGAGAATGAAAGAAAGCAAATTGAAAATGGAAATAAAGAATAATGGAACTACATGGAACATCATTTGTAATTGAAGAATTTGTACCTCCTATAACTTATGGAAAATGGGGTAACCGGTCAACATGGTTTATAAACATGAAGGTTGTCCTTTTCTCCCAATGGTTAAAAGACAGATGTGGAGATGCTTCAGTTACAATCAATGATTGGAAATGGGGTGGCCCATATCAATATTCAGGCTATAGACCACCTGACTGTGACATAGGAGCAAAAGAATCTTCTCACAAAAGAGGTCTTGCTATTGATGTCAAAGTTAAAGGTTGGCATCCTGATAGAATTCGCAAGCTTATAAAGGATAACTTCAAGTTTCTTAATGAAAAGTTTGAAGTTTCTGGTTATGAGCTTGATACACCTACTTGGACTCATATTGATTTCAGGTGGACTAACAGTACTGTAATTTACGAAATACCAATACCAAAATGAAAACAAAAATATCTTATATAGTAATAGCAATACTTGCTATAGTTATCATATTAATGATATTCTTTCGTGGTAATATAATGGACAAAATTGGAGAATCTCAAGTAGTTGTAACTACCCTAGAGATTCAGGATGAAGCTCTTCTGAAAGAAGTTATTGAGTATCGAAAATCTGTACCAATAATACTAGCAAAGGTTGATAGTCTTGAAGAGGTAATTGAGGATGGAAAGAAGGAAATCATTGAAATCCATACTATCTATAAACAGCAGATTCAAATTATAAAAGAGAATGATGTTTGTGAAGATATGGAGTTCTTTAATGAATATCTTGGTATTCGTGATACTCTACCTAAACTGGCAAAAATAGAGGGAAAGAAGGTAGTAATTATTAGTAAAGAACAACTCAAGAAGAGCAACTTAACATTTGTAAGTCACGATGCTTATACTCAAGAAAGAGTAGTATTACTTGAGAATGCTGAAAACTATGAACTTGCTATTGATGAACTACAAGCAGCAAATGATACCTTAAGTGTGGTAGTAATAAAACAAGATGTAAGAATTGAATTGAATAAAGATATCATTGTGGAAAAAGATAAGCAAATAGGTTTCTTCAAGAAAAGAGGCACAAAAAGAACAATAGGTGCTATCTTTGTTGGTATAGTGATTGGTGGAACTGCAGTATTAATTTTAAAATAATAAAGTTATGTCAATTTTTTCAGAAAGAATAAAAAGACTCGGTAACAGATTTGGTGTAAGAAATGTTAGTGACCTGAAGGATATTACAGGCAAGGAAACTTACTATGATTATGCAGTCTTGTTAGGTAGTTGGGCTGCAAATGATGGTGATGCTAGAGAATACTATTATGATGTAGATTCTCATGCAACAAGTGATGATGATTATGTCGTAAGACCTAACAGTATTGATAATGATACACTACCCGGAAGATGGTTGAAAGTAAGAAAAAGAGGTACTATCATGTATAATGATGAACATTATATTGCTAGTGTAGCTGATACTCAATTTGTAGTTACTCATGATTTAGATACTAGAGAAGTAGGAGTTCAGGTTTGGATACTAAATCAAACCAATGGTGATTTTACAAGTGCTGATATACTATTAACACCGGGAGTTGCCAATTATGTTGGTAATTTAAACATAGGAATCGAGAGTGCTTCAACAGTTAGGATTGTTATTGAGACTCCTATTGTTGCTAGTTACAGAACTGTAATATTTGCTTCTAGTGCTCTTATGACTCCTCCGTAAAAAAGAAAATTAATAATTATTAAGGATTTTCTTTGCTTTGTGAGTATATTTGTAAGATGATGACATCTAAAGAAATAAAAAATAAATACACTGACCTAAAATTTGATGAACCTACGCATGAATATACTGTAAATGGAAAACGACTAATCGCAGCATCAAATGTAGTTCACGGATTCGTGGATGAATTTGATACTCAAGGAATTGCACAAGCAGTGGCAAACAGAGATGGAAAGACAAAAGAAGAAGTAATTCAAGGATGGGATGACATCAACAAGAAGGCAATCAACTTAGGGAACGAGACACACCTCTTCGCTGAGAAATATGCTTATGCAAGATTCGTAGAAGGTTCAGATTTATCTGAACATATTGCAGATACTCCACAAAAAATAGCTGTAATTAAATATTGGAATGATATGCCAAATCATATCACACCCGCAGGCTTTGAACTTCAAATGTATTCAAAAAACTATGGGTTCGCAGGAACTTGTGACATACTGTTGTATAACTCTATTACTCAGAAGTATATACTTGCAGATTATAAAACAAATAAGAACATTTTCAAGAATTATAAAGAAAAGATGATGTTACCACCTTTCCATTATATGCTTGATATGTACTACAACCATTATCAAATACAACTATCACTATATCATATGTTGCTGGAAGAGGCTGGATTTGAAGTTGAATCGAGGCAAATTGTATGGTTACAGTCTGATAGTAGCTATGTTATTTATGGAACAAAAGATTTCGGAAAAATGCTAAAAACTTATTTTAATGAAGATTGGAGACGTAATACAGCGTGTATCGAGTTTGTACTCTAAAGGTGCAGACACAGATGAGACAAGACTCAGCCGAAGGCATATTTATAATAAATTGCTTACGGTCAGAGCTACACATACAATACAGAGATTGAATCAAGGAAGACCTTTCAGTGAATGGGATTTACAACCTTTACATTGTATTTCTATGATTGAGCAGAAAGCTATTCCTTGTGGAGCAAGTTACAAATGTCCATTTATGAAGAGTGCAAGTCCTATTCCTTCAGCCCTCACTAATAACGATACTGAAAATGTAGCAGTTATGAGCTTTGATGGACTAGTTACTTTCAGCAGAACAAGTTTTGAGACTTACAAGTATCTGACGGGAAACAAGTATGGATATAAAAAACCATTCTATTTTATTCACGACAACTATCTTTATCTTATAAATAGTAGAATGGGAAAGGCTCACATGCACGCAATTTGGCGTGACCCAATTGAAGTTTGGAGAATGCATTTGGCTAATCAAGAAAAGAGTACTTGTTTTGATAATAATGATGTAGAGTTTTTTACACCGGAAGAAATGATTGAAGGTATTGTAAGAGTAGCTCATGATGAGCTTGTGAAAGACTTTATTCAAATGACAGAAGATATTACAAATGATAGTAAAGATAGCCTATTACAAGGAACACGATAATGCCGGGATACTACAAAAGAAGAAAAGAACTGCTATCGTTGATAACGAGTTACGAGGATTGCCTCATAGACGTTACAAAAAAGGAATATCTCGCCATAACGGAAGGTTTTATGAATTTCATAGGCCAAAAGCTATTAAACGGAGAGGAGATAATATTACCTGTCGCAATGGGTAGGCTCGAAGTACAAGGACGTAAACAGAATATAAGAGTTGAAGGTAATAAGATTAAAGGATTAGCACCAGATTGGAAGAGTACAATAGAATTGTGGAACAGAAATCCTGAAGCGAAGAAAGAAAAGAAAATAATTTACTTTTTTAACGAACATTCTAAAGGAGTACGATACAAAATCAAATGGACAAAAACCAAGATTCCATTGATATTCAAGAGTGTTCTGACATTCAAAGCTATAAGACCTGTTAAAAGAGGTGTTTCAAAGAATGTCAATGAAGGAAAAGAATACATAATACTAAACGATTAAATTATGGACAAGATAGAAACAGTATCCGGCAATATAAGAAAATCTGTTACCGTAAGGAAGATTGAAAATGGATATCTTATTACTAGGTATAAGTCTTGGGAAGACAAAGACGGAGATTATCATAGTGAAGATAAAGAATTTTTTTCAAAAACCAATCCTCTCGAAGATGTAGAAATACCTTTGGCTGAGAGTTTTGATATGGAGGACTAACTATGCAATTTACAACTATGGATAGAATCTTTACTAAGGTTCTAAGGGATTTGCCCGGTAGTGAAGTTGATGAAGTTGATATTATTGAGTGGACAGGTGAAGCACTTGAATTTATCAATGCTATCAGGGCCAAAGAGGAAGCTGTTGCTTTTCTCAAAGTAAAGAATTATCAGACAGAGATTCCAACAAACCTCCACAATATAATTCAAATTGCTTTGAATACAATGGTAGAAGACCCTGAAACAGAAGCAGTTGTTGATGAAGAAGAAGACGAAGTTCTTGAACCAGAAATAGATTATCCTGTTTGTATTGATTCTTGCGGAATGCCATATGATGATTATGATGTAGCATACTACAGACCTTACTTTGACCTACAGTATGAATATTATGGTTGGAGAGGTACAACAGCATATCAAAGATGTTACATACCGGTCAGGTTAAGTAATCATGTTTTTTTCAATTCGCTGGTTTGTTCTCAGGATGGTACTGATTGTGGGGCTACTGATATAAGTGGAGATGTAACTGGTATATATCATACAAAGACACCTGAATATACTGTAATTGCAGGTAAGGTACTAAGGTTTAATTTTGAAAAAGGACTTATAGCTCTTGCTTATAACAGAAATATGCAGGATGAGAATGGTCTTCCAATGATACCTGATAACATTTCTTTTACTACTGCAATTGTATCTTATATCATAATGCGTCAGATGAAAAGAGAATTATATACAGGACGAGATGGTGCAAGAGGTAAACTCAATGAGGCAAACAAAGATTGGAATTGGTATGTAAAACAAGCTAGTAACAAATCTCTTATTCCTCAAGGAGTTGATGAGTTGGAAAATATCAAGAATCAGAGAAATTATATTATACCACGCAGGAATGTTTATCAGAATTACTTTGGCAATCTGAATAACAAAGAAATTAAGAATATCTTGCATACTGAACGCAGAAACAACGCTTATTATGGCTCAAGACAACATACATCAGACACCACATAAGTTATATAAAGGATTGTTCTTGGATGTAAGTCCACTTGAGCAACCTGAAGGAACTTACCGTTTTGCTCTGAATGCAATGAATCAGACAAGGGAAGGAAACAAGTATCAGCTTAGCACTGAAGAGTCTACTCAGATATTTGCAGAACTTACTTCATATACTGGAAGTAATGTTGTTCAAGTAGGTTCAATCTATATTGGTGATAATGAGCATATAATATTTGTATATGTAGAAGACCAAACTTCTGGTGTAAGAACAAGTGCCCTCTATTTCCTTAATGGTTATGGTGAACTTCAACAACTTTTAGTTGATGTTCTTAATACCCGGTTAAACTTCAATGCCGATTATTCTATCACAGGAGAATACCGAGTACGTAACGGTTGTGAGAAAACTATCTATTGGGTAGACGGACTTAATAGTGTGAAGACTTACAACTTTGCTGAAGGATTACAAGGAGAATATACACTAGGGCCGGGAGACCATAATCTTACTGATGCAGGACTGACAAAGTTAAAACTCATAAAAACAGTTGAAGAATATCCCATATTTGTATCAGCAGAAGTTAAAACAGGTGGTACACTTGCTTCAGGTACTTACAACTTTGCCATACAGTATATGGATGAGAATCTGAATGAGACTGCTTGGCTTACAACATCAATGGTTATTCCTATTTATGTAGGATTAACAAGTGGAAACTATGATACAGTATTTGGTTCAAGTAATGGTATTAATGACCCTACTACTGTTACAGATGCAGCTTTTGGTAGTTCACCTTCAAATAAAAAAATTGAAATTGTATTTGGCAATCTATCAACAGCTTATGATTTCTATCGTATTGCAGTAATAGAAGCTACATCAGGTACAGGATTGCCTATAAGAGCATTGGTATCAGAAAGAATGCCTACAAATCAAACGCTATTTATTGCTGACGGTAATGAATCCAAATTCTTTGAAGTACCAGTAGAAACAATTTTGTTGACATCTCCTGAAATTGGAACTGCAGACCATCTTGAACAATCAGAAGAAAGATTACTGTTAGCTAATACTCAAGGTATACAAAGAGATTATTGTTCTTATCAAAAATTTGCATCATTAATTACAACAGAATATATTACTAATACTGTTGCTAAATATGACTATAAATCTCTTGGTGATTCAAAGAATCCAGCAAGTTACTTTGAAAGAATAGGTTATATGGGTGGTGAAGTCTATGCTTTTGGTATAATCTATATTTTTGAAGATGGAACAGAATCGCCAGTTTATCATATTCCCGGCAGGCCAGCAGGAACTACTGGTGAAACACTAAATGGAAGAGCAGAAGATGACACAGAAGTATTTACAAACTATATTGATGACTTAAAACCATTTGTACAAAATGTTTATACTGTTGGTGACCCATTAACTGTCCCTGATACTGATATTCAATATTGGAGAGTATATGATACTTCTACTACACAAAGTTTTCCTATCATTAGTACTGTTGTAGGATGGATGGCATTTTGGGAAATGCAAGCAGGAAACTATCTATATAGAAGCAATTGTGCAGCAGGAGGAGAAGACTATTGGGGAGTTGATGGATATAGTTGGTCAGGAGAACCATTCATTGATATTGTAACAAAAGTAGGTGTACCTATCAGACATCATAAGTTTCCTAACAGAAATACTATACCTCATGCATATGATGATATATCATCGTATCCCGGAAGTCCAACATATACAAGTACTATTACTTTAACTGTAAGTAGAAATGGTATTGCTCCTCCTTGTGCTGGCTCACCACCTGACCCTTATGACCAACTTGTTACATACCAAATAATATATGATATAGAACTTGATGATAGTCTTGTTATCCCTTTATATGGTACTACTGGAACTCCTATTACAGGACAATTTCTTTGTGGTGAGTCAGGAACATTAGGATATTCAATTACACTGAATGGAAGAGTAGATTTATCAAGCGTAAAACTTTTAAACGATTTAAGTGCAATAGATATTATAAGTACTGTTTCTGCTGCTGAAGATGGTGCATCTATTACTATAAAATATAATGGTATAAGACAAAATAATCTTCCTGTGGACAATGGTTGGGAAACTCCGGCAGGTTACTTGGATACCACTTTAAATTCTTTCATTCAGACAGCATATCCGTTTGCAACTAACGTAGAATACAACTATCTAACACAACTTGGAATAAATTTTAAGAATATTACATTTCCAGATGGAGTTAAAGATTTCAGAATTGTAAGAGCCGAAAGAGATGATTTTAACAGAACAGTACTTGCAAAGGCATTCAGTGGCAATACAAGAATGAATGAGCATTATTTAACATTTCATAGTTTTGGCGACTTCAGTACACTACCATCAGCAGGTACTGGTACATCTACTGTAGTAAATAACATAAATAACAAGTTTATTCTTGCACCTGAAAACTTGTTTCTTAATAAAAATGTAAATCCTCAATATTTAAAATGGGAGAATCGTTTTGAACCTGATTTTACACCTACACCTTTTGGTACAGGCGTAATACAAAATGTAAATGATGATGATAGTGGTATTTTTGACAAAGATGGTTATGATTGGGAAGGCTTTTCAAGATGGGTAAGATATAGTTCTACACTAAATCCTCTTGAAATAGAACAAAATCATAAGGTAGAAGATATGAACTACCTTATTATGGCAGACCATAAAGCATTAATAAATATTTCTCCTAATGAAGATGCTGCTAGTGTGAGAACACTATGGAATGCATCTCAGGATAATCCTGTAGGAGTAGCAAAAATTTCTAAATCTCAAAGAGCAGGAGGAATTCAGTTTCCTGATGACCTCTTAGGAGGAAGTAGAGGAACTGGAGCAAGATTAAGTCTTCATTATGTAGCAATGATGATAGAAGTAGATATACATCCTATTCTTGATAATATCACTTATTATCAATGTCATAACAATACAGGATTACGTTCAGCTACTGAATATAGTCCGGATATTTATCTTCATGTAAACTTTGGTGGAGATACATTTATTTCTCACTTTTATCTTACAAATACTTTACATCAAGGGTCATTTACAAAAGTAAGAATATGGGAATTTATTGTTAAAGCTCTACTTCTTGTGATTGTTATAGCCGTAGCAGTAATTGTATCTATTCTTAGTTGGGGTACTGCAACTCCGTTAATGGCACTTGCTGTAACTCTTGCTATGGGTGCTTTAGCTTTAGGAGCTACAACAGGAATTATTATAGCGGCAATAAATACATTTTCTAATGAAATGGCTAATCCTGAATTTTTAAATATCATTTATGATACAGCAACATCTACAGCAGTTTACAGAGATGATACTTTTCTCAATATGATGTATCATGGACATGGCATGTGGATTGAAAGTGATATTAATGTAGGATTAAGAGAACCTGCTACCTTTGGATATAAAGGATTATTGGAAGTTCATACTCAAAGTGCTATTACTTCTTATTGTATAAATAAAGTTCTCAAATATGTAGAAAGTGAAGGAAGATATCTTTATTCATTTGCTATCAGACCTGAAATATATAAAATAAACAAAGATTTTATGAGAATGAATAAGGAAAAAGTATTCTTTACATTACTATCAACTTATGATTGTTGTTCAAATTGTTTAGAATCTTTTCCTAACAAAACATTTTATTCAGAGAGAAGCTTTCTTGAAGAGAAATTTGACAGTTATGGAAAAATTCTTCCATTGAATTATATTACCATACCGGGAGATACAGGTGAGATTACCAATATATTCACTATCTCTAATGCTCTTTATGTTCATACTAAAGATGGACTGTGGTATATACCTCAGAATGTGCAGGAACGTCTCACAGGTGATGTTATATCATTGATTGGAACAGGTGGTTTTTTCGATTCTACACCTCGTAGGATACATGATACTGAAATGGGAGCTGCCGGATGTACTCAGAAGCTTGCTACAATGAAGACTAAACACGGAGTCTTCTTTATAGATTCAGAAGAAGGTGAACCGTATCTTATGAACTTTTCTTCTCAGACAGGAACTCAGATAAAAAGTCTTACTGTAGATAATGGTATGCAAAAGTGGTTCAGAGAAAATGGAAGATTCTTTCTCTATGACCAAATGTACAGACTGAAAGGAATAAAAATTCCTACTGCCAATCCTACAAATCCAACTAACGGTATAGGGTTTATTGCAGCTTACGATTATCAGAACAACCGGTTCTTACTTACAAAGCGTGATTACAGGTTAATTGATGAAAGTGCTACACAACAAAAAGCTTTCGATATACTTGACCATGATTTTACCGACCCTGAAGTATTTGAGAATAAATCATATACAATCAGTTACTCACTTGATACAGGTGCTTGGACTAGTTTCCACAGCTATTTACCATTAATGTATATCTATGACAGAAAGAACTTAATCAGTGTTGACCAGAAAGTAGCAAACAATCATTATTACTGGCAACATAATACAAAATATAAGTTCCTAAACTTTTACGGTGAATACAAACCTCATATTATTGACTATGTATCCAAATATTCTCCTTTAAGTACTACTATAACAGATAATATTCTCATTCAGACAGAGGCTTTGAAAGCTATAGAAGCTGATGGAAATGACCCTGAATATGTAGAACAGCGTTATATAACATTCAATAAAGCAGTTATCTACAATACTCGTCAGTCAACAGGTGAGATTCTCCTGAATCCTACAAACCTTAATCCCGATGTGGATTACATGATGCGTAGTGTGAGAAATGTTACTGGAGAAATAACTATTCGTAAGTTTGAGAAAAATTGGAGAATCAATGGTTTTAGGGATATGAGAACAGATTATGATAGGCCATTGTTTCATACTACTTGGAGTGAAATCAAAGATGAGTACTTTATTGATAAGATACCTAATGGTATAGGTATCGACCAGAATAAGGAATGGGAACAGAGAGAGAAGTTCATGGATAAATACGTTCAGATAAGACTTATCTTTGAAAATCAAAATAATATTAAGTTACTTACAAACTATACCATCGAGACTGAGAAAGACACCGATGTATAATATACACAGTTATGGCACGCAAAGACAGAATTAATAAAGGTGATAAATCTCTTGGTACATACTTAGATTCAATGTCTGCTGAAGAAAAGCGACAGATGTATATGGATATGTACGGTTCTTGGGAGAATGTTCCTGAAAGCAAAAGAACTGAAGTGGAACGGATGGAAGGAAGAGAAGACGACATAGAAACTTATGGAGCTTTGAAAATGGAATCCAAACCGGCAGGTAAAATAGTACCCACAAAAGGTACTATTCCTGAAAAAGGGATTAAAGAAATATATGATACTGGAGATACTCTTGAAGATACAGGTGAATTTGGTCAAACGACAGGTTCAATGATATCATCTATAGGACAATCTGCAGCTACTACCATAGATTTTATCTCCAATGTAGTTGATGGCCCTGATAAGGAAACAAACTATTTTGCAGATTATGCAAATAGGACTCTTGCAAAAATTAATGAAATAAAAACATTTGCAGGAGTTACTCGAAAAATGAAACTTGCAGATACTACAATGGCTGAACGAGGAGCAAGAGCTGCAAATCGTGGAACTGCAAGAGGTATTGGAAGTTTAAGAGCACTCGACCTTGGTGTTCATATTGCAGGAATGAAAGAACGTAGAGCTATTGAAGGTGAATTTGCAACAGATGTTACAAAGACTCTTGGAATGGAAGCTGATACTCTATTGAATCAAGATTCTGTAAGAATGGGTGCAGAAACGGACAGAGCTGAAAAAGAACAAATGAACAGAGATACTTGGAAAACTAACTTTAGTCAAAGTCTTATGAACATTGGTTCTACAGCACAAAACATTGGACGTAATATGAATACTGAAAAATCAGAAGAAATAGGATGGGGTATCGCAAAATCTTCAAGCAAATTTGCTAGTGAAGAAGAAATCGAAGAATTCTATAAATGGAAATACAGCAAACCACAATAAATACATACTACAATGTCAGGAAGATTTTATAAAACAGCAAGAGCACAACACATGGATTATGCTATGAAGTATCCATCAGAGTTGTTATTTAAGGCTATTGCCAAAAAAGATGCTGAAATTGACCAAGAAATTCAGAGCACTGAGCAAATCAGGCAAGGTTTGATGGCACAGGAAGCTAAAGCTAAGGGTTCTTTGGGAAGAGGTATGTATCCTCAGCAAGATGAAGAAGACTATAAAGCTGAAGTTGGCGGTTTTGAAGCTGAGATTGGAGAAATTACTCAATCTATCTATGATGATGCATACGGAAAAAGTAGGATGAGAGAAATTTCTGATGTCAGAAGTAGAGTTGCAGCCAGTATGACAACTGGAAATCTTGCAATGTTTAATAAGAATTTTAATGCTGGTAGAGATTTTCTTGAAACCAATAAAGATATCGACCCGGCAATAGTAGCTGCAGCTTATAAAGAAGGCATTGATAATTGGGGTAAGACAATTGATGACAAAACAGGTGAATACAGGACTCTCAAATTCAGAGATAATCTTCAAGATGCAGACATTCCGAATGAGGCATATGATTGGGCAAGAGGAACGAGTAATACTTTGGGTACAGCAAATAGAACTGCTTTAACAGAAGCCAATCTGAAAAATGACAGAGACGTTATGAGAACATTGTGGCAGAATGCAGAACTTGGTCTATTACCTATTACAGAAGGTACAGGAAAAGATATGAAAGTAATAGCTCCACAAGATGCATCTGAAGAACAGATGAGAATTGCTATTGACAAAGAAATTAAAAGACAAGCAGACCTTGCTGTTGCAACTACAATGAAGTATGAAAAAGTAAGTGGTAAAAAACCTAAAGAAGATAAAACTGTATATGCTCCTGACAGGGCTTATATCTCACCGGAGGGAACAGGTCTTACAAGACAAAGTGTTGCAGGACGGGCAATTGAACTAGGAAGAGCTAACGGAGCAACTTCAAATGAAGAAGCAATACAACTTTACAAACAAGAAGTTGACAAACTGCTTGCTTCAGGAAATGTTACAAGTGGAGCACAGTATTTTGAACTAATGATGAAAAGTGCTGTATTGGAAGAATACATTACAATAGGAAAAACACTATTATCAGCAGACAATATTCCAACAGACAATCCCAATATAATAAAGATAAGTAAAAGAGAACAATATTTCGATGCACTTACTGCTAATAATACAATTCCTGTTGTTGGTGGGTGGGGCGACAGATTTGAGAAAGAGATTTATACTCAAGCTGTTAAATCTGTAAATAATTTTATCAAAGATAAATCAAGATTTAATAATACACCTTTGGAAGATAATATGGGAAGATTCAATGGAAAAAGTCCTAATGATATGATTGACTCAGGTGTAATAAGACCTTTGATTGAAAACCCAAAGTATATTAAAGCTATAAAAGAAAAACTTTTTGATGACTATGCTGTAAATGTAGATAATATGAAGCTTTCAAAAAAGAATGGTAAACACATACTTATATTGTATGCTGATAAAGGTTATATCGACAGCGATGAAAAACTGGAAAATAAACTTAATTCTTCAGGATATGACGTAGAGGAAATGAGTTCTCCTTCTGATGTACCATCTTATAGAATTGAAGTACCATTGCCAGAATTGGTAGTATCTGCAACAGAATATGAAAATTTTGAAATCTTGGATGCAGAACCTATTCCTACACTTACAGTTAATTCTAAAGGTGGAAACTATTTTCGCAAACCTGCAGTACTTGATGGTGAAATTATTGACTTGTATATAGATGCAGAAGCTGTTGGAGACAATGATTATCTTGAAGCTGAAAATGCTGAAAAAATGGATAATTATCTTTCTACATTACATTCTGAAATGCGTGCTGAACAGAAAGCAAAAGGATTACCAGAAAATTTCAGATTTACTTTGATTGAAAATGAGAACTCTATTACAGGTATAACAGTTACTTCACAAGGTTTTGTAGTATCCGAAGTAACAATAGATGAAACTACCGGAAAATCCACAGAGAAAGTAATGTCATTGGAAGATTCAAAAAGAATTTTAATGGGATTTATGTATTTGTTACCACAAAGCTATGAAGAATAAGGACAAAGACCCAACACTTAAAAATACAGATGGAGCAATTCCTATGAACGAACAGGAAGTAAATGCTTTTATTGCTTCTAAAAAGCCTATGATTATGCGAGGTAAAAGAAGTGAAGAAATACCTCCTGCAGAAGTTTCTATGAAGCCTATGATTGACTCTCGTATAATGACTAATGATTATATGAGTATTCCTATGGATAAAAGAGTACCTAAGTTTGACCCAAAGGTTCTTGAACAATTGAAAGGAAGTTTTGATGAATCAAAAAGTGCTTATAACGAACTTTTATGGAATAAGGCTGAAGCAGAAGCTAAAGCTAAAACTAACGACTCAGGAAACTGGTATGATGCTTATTCTAAGGTAATCAAAGAAGGAGATGCCTTTGACTGGTTATCTGTTCCTCAATGGGCAATAGCTCATATAGAAACATTGGATGTTATCGGTTCTAGAACTGCTGCAAAAGTGTTTGGTGGAGAGGAAGAAGACTATGGTATTCCTGAAAAAGTATTCAATGTAGCAAAAAAGTTTGCTAGTGCAGAAGCTAACATAAAAGCAATTATAACTGGTGACATTGCTCGTATACTGGATGTTGCTGATTGGAGAGTTACAAATATTATTCCTACAAAACAGAGTGCTTATGCTTTTTACAGAGATGTAATAGGAACATTGAAAAGACATGGTGAGAATCTTGAAGCAACAGAATTCATGCAAAATCTCAATGAATCTCTTTATGAGTATCTTGATGAAACACCTCAGAAAGTAATTCCTTGGTCAGATAAAAAATGGGAACAATATAATGCTGAAACACAAAGAATAAGAGAAAAAGGAGAAGCTACAGACTTCTATGGATATTTGAAGAAAATGGATAAAGCTTTTGAATGGCTTGATGACTGGATTGGAGATGAGGAAACAAGCAATTGGTTTACTGATTTAACAGATGCTAGTCAAAGTTCAAGGACTACGAGAACTGACTTAGTAACAGAATTTGCATTAGATAATGATGTTCCTTATTGGAGTATGGATGGTGCTAATTGGACTATAAACAATGGTGTAAATACACAAACTTCATTGACTGCTTTTGCTATTGAAGGTATGATACCCGGAGGACTTTTTGCAAAAATGAAAACGATTCCTATGCTTGTTAGAGGTGCAAAAACAGCAAAGGAAGCTCAGAATATGATTAGAGTAGGAAATGTTATTTTAAACAACAAATTTACTAGAGGTTTATCTTCTTTTTCTAAAAATACTTTAGTACCAACCATGAAAACTGGAATATCAGGTGCTGTACCTGCAGGAAGTGAAGTAGGACAAATTGGAAGAGATGTTGAGAGACAAGCTAAACTTATCTACGCTGAAAAATATGGTGGAGAACTTTGGAAACAACATTGGGAAAGGCAACAACAGATTTACTTTCGTCAAGCTCAAAGAGAAGGAAATGAAAAAGAAGTAATGTCTAGGATGCAACAATATGAAGTTGAAGAAGTTGAAAGATTTTTTGTTGAAGTTCTGAAAGATAAAGAAACCTATAATAAAATTGTAAAACAATCAGCTCATGCAGCAAGAATTGCGATAAAAGGGAATTCTCCAATGTATTTTATGAATTTTCCATTTGGTATGGCCCTTAATAATATGAGTGCATTTGCTAAACGTATGAGAGTAGGTTATAAGAACCTTGCAGGTGGAAGTATAAGTACAAGAGCTGCATCAGTAAAAAACCTTTCTGTCGGGAAAACTATGAAAGTATTAGGACTTGAAATGGCTTCTGAGTCATTGATTGAAGAAGGATGGATAAATCCTTGGGGTGAATGGAGAGGAATAGCTTATGCTAAAGGAGAAACTCTTACAGGAGATAAATTCTCTGACAGACTTTGGGAAGGTGAACTCTTAGAGTCTATGCTTTGGGGTGCAGCCGGAGCTTTAATGATGGGTGCTCCTCAAGCAGTATCATATAGGTCTAACAAAAAGGCATACAAACATTACATGGAGAAGTATAATGAGTATGTAGAATCTCTTCCTGAAGATGCAAAAAAAGCATTATTCAACATTATTACTTCAAATTCTTCAACTTTCAAACAAGCACAACTTGAACAAGAAATCAAAGAAGGTAATGCAGCAGGACAAGATACAAGAGCATTAAATGCATTAATACTTCGTTCTCAAGCTCTTACAGCTTTCAAAACAGGTATGACAGAACAACTGTTAGATATATATCAACAAATAGCTAATACTTCAGAAAATGTTGACGAAAAACAAGCTGCACAAGATATTATTGCTGAGATTCTTGAACTTGAAAAAGTATACATTGATACTCAAAAATGGGAAGATAATTTAGCTGTCTTTGATATAGTAACTGATATAAAAGCTAATAGTAAAGTAGCTCTTCAGAATGACATGATAATTGAAGCAGAATTGAAAGCTGCTGCAGTAGAACAACTTGAAGCTGGAAAAAAAGCTTTCGAAAATGCTGACTATTATTTTGAAGAAGATGGTACTTTAAAATTTACTGGTAAGGATGCTGATGCCTTCCGTGACAGAATGCTAGTAAAACCAAAAGTTAAGCATGTATCAAATTATAATAAAGCAATACTTAGCAATGCTGATATAACTCAAGAATTAATTGATTCTGAAAACCAACTTAAAGATGTAACATCTGACCAGTATCAGCGTGATGTACGTGTTGCTAAAAAAGTAGAACAGAAAGTTGCCAAAAATTTTCCTGATTTATTCTCTTCTGAAACCGGTAACGAATTCCGTCAGAAGATGAGTGCAATATTCAAAGGAGAAAAACTCAGTAAGAAGCGTGAAGCTATATTATACAAGAAATATAAGAATATGTATAATGGCTTTAAAAAGTCAAGACAACAAAATAGCATGGCCCCTAAAGGTTATGTTCCTATTGTAAGCAAAAACAAGTTGATTCATCGTCAGACACAAAACATTGCCAAAAAATTTACCAGAAATAGAAAAGCTGACAAAAATGTTGATGAAGACGCTGCTCCTATCAAAGTTACACCAGACGATGAAAATTATGCCAAAGCAGAGGTAAATAAGTGGATTAATAATCGCAAATCTGCAGGAGATACTAATCTAACCTTTGATAGGATGATTAGGGATTATCTTGGCTTAGATGAAAAACAACTTACTGAAAATGAACTTGATTCAAGAAAAGAAGATACTGAAGCAATGTTTGACATGCTGGAATATGGCTGGAGTAAAGGTGGTCATGGAGAAACTAATGGAAAAGAAGTATATCAAGAACATTTTGTAGAGGAATTTTCTACAGAGAACTCTCTACAGCGTTTCAGAAACAGGATTAAAGGAAGGACTGTAAAAGCAGAACCTAAAGAAACTACTCCTGTAAAACAAGAGAAAGAAGATGAAATTACAGAAGAAGAGTCTGATATCATTGATGAAGAAACAAAACAGGAAACAAAAGAAGCTATAGAAGCAGGTGAAATTGTTAATGAAGAAAAAGAAGAAGCTGAAGAAACAGTGAATAGTTTAGGTAGATATATTACACTGAAATTCAAAGCTTATAAATCCGCACCTATTTCACTAATGACTGGAATACGAAAAATAAAAATCTTTCGTGTCAAAGATTCTAACATTGATGGTGTAAGACTTTTTAATGTTAAGAAATTCAAAAAAGGTGTAAGACTGGCTTTAAAAATTACTACTGAATCGGATTATAACATTCCAATTGTTTATAGAATAAATGGAGAAGAACAGAAATTTGAAAAGACATCTAAGAGTGATTACGGAGGTTTTTTTGAAAATAAATACGGAAGAATAACTCATTTCAGATACAAAAATATAACAGTCGAAATTGAAGGAGAAGGATTTAAGTTCAGTCAAGTTCCAACTGAAGTTGGCCCTGATGGTAGATTGCAAGATGCAGTAGAATATAAGTCTTATGACCATAGAGAACCGGGAACTGTACTTAATGATGAAAAAAATCCAAATACAAGACATCATCAGCATAAAGTCACTGATGACTTTTTTGTTGTGAATGATGGAGATTTCAGTGCTCTCAATAATCCTAATGTACATGAAGTCAGAGTAAAACGCATTATAAACAATCCTTCTAAAGAAGGAGGAAAGTCTTATATTGAACTTACTATTGTTGATAAAGATGGAAAAGAAGGAAAATTACGAAAAGTTGAAGTTGAAAATGACAGAGAACAGAATGTACCTATGGGTGCTGCAGATGAATCTGACGGAGCTATGGTTGCTTGGATTGATACTTATCAGACTCTATTGCTTGATGATACGCATGATGAAGCAGCCATCAGAGCTGCACAGAAGAACACTATTGCTTTTCGTAAAGATGTAGTTAATGGTAAGAAAAAAACAGCAGCTATTCATGCCAATGCTCCTATCGGTAATCCTCGCTTTGATGAGATGACAGAAAGTACCAGTATTGCTGAACAAGACCCCACAGCTATTCTCGGTCAAAGAATTAGGGGTGTTATAAGGATAGGCACTGAAGTTTTTGAGAATAAGAAAAGGAAAATTGTAAATAAAGATGAAATTCTTAATGAGAATGTAGATGCAAAAAGTCTTCCTATTGATATCAGATTTATAGGTATTAATGAAAATGGTGTGGAACTGTATGCTGCATTTTTTGCACATGGACTAGAGAAAGGAGCTAAGCAAGATTCTGTTGGTAGTGGTAATATATTGTGGGTACTGCGTGCTTATATTACAAAGTTTGATACTGAAGGTAAACTCAACCATATTATTTCACCTAAGACACGTAAAGCTATTACTGAAAAACTGCATACTATTACTAGTGGATATCCTATTTCCGATTTCAGGGGAGTAAAAGAATATCTGAATAACTTCACAATTATGGATGTTCCTTCTGATGTGAAGTTGGATAAGAAGATGAATAAGACAAAATTCATGACTTATGTAAACTCTTCGAAAATTGCACCCGGTCAACCTGTTCTGATGATGAATGGGCCAGTAATATTTTATGCTATAAAAGGAGAAGGAATTCCTACAGGTGGTGTAAACGAAGATGGTAGTCCTAAGACTACTAAGATGATAAGTATTTATCTGAGTGAAAGTAATTTTAATGCTAAAGAACTTGAAACATTATTGACAAGTATTGAGACTAAAGCTTCTTCGTTTAAGAAGAGTTTCAATTCAGAATATTCTCGTAAAGAAGGAAAGATTGCTACATTCGAAAAGAACGGTATAATAAATGAAATGGATTATACTGAACATCAGAGAAATAATCTTACAACAAATATAAAAGCTTTTGAGGAAACATCAGGAGGAGAGACCTTTTATGTAACAGCAACAAATACATCAGTTTCTATTGATACCAATCAAGAAGGAACTGCTCAAGCTGTAGCTCAGACACCTAGTAAAAAAGAAGAAATTATAGGTTTACAGATGGAAACCTTATCTGAGGAACTACCTGAAAGTAAGACCACTGAAGAAGCTATCGAGGACAATAAAACTCCTGATGAAATAAAACTTCTCATCGAAATACGTAGAGCATTAGGACTTTTAGGTTCAAAGAAGATTAATAAGTTATTTGCAACGATTGACTTAAGTGAAGACTTCTCTTTAATCAAAGAGGCTTTGAATACACCTGCCTTTTTTCATACTGTACCGGGTGTAAATCCTTTACAGAAAGAACAAATTGTACTTACCGTAGTAAATGCCATTATCAATAGTGGGAAAAGTCTTACAAAAGAGAATATTCAAGAAATGATTAACAACGGTTTTGTTAATCAAATAGTTGAAGGTAAAAGTAAATTTCAGAGTTTGATTGACAAACTTGATGCTCTTATTGAAAGTGGCTCTGAAATTGAGAGTCTTGTAGAAATTTCTCAGGAACTAAAAGACAGTATGAAAATATTTGATACTGTAGAAAAGAACTGGAAGAAGTTTGAAGATGACATCAGAGTACAATTATACAAATATGCAGGACTTGATGAAAATCAAGCTATTAGTGAACTTGAAAATCATCATGAAGGCCAAGACAGGATTTTTGACAAAGAAAGTACTGAACTTGTAAGTAAAAATACTCTTCCTGAAGAAATGAAGAAGTTCTTTGCTGGTATTGAAAACTGTTACACTGATGGTACTGTTATACAAGGATTTTTAGGTGTACCAACTTATGTACCTTTCGATGTAGCAATCAATATTGTTACACGCATCATTGGAAGCAATCCTAAAGCAGGAATGACCTTTGAAGATGTAATTAAAATTCTTGGAAGAGAGAAAGAAGCTGTTCCATTTTTAGGAAATGTTATTTCTAAGCTCAGTGACCCAAAAATTATGACTGAGCAGATAAAGAACAGATTTATGACTCACATGGTTAAGCATAATATGACCATGCAATATGTTCAATATAAGTATGATAGAAAGAGTAAGCGTTATGAACTCAGAGTATTTGATACCAACTCTTCACAGGTAGAAAAAGTAATATTCAGAGAATGGATGAATGGTGTAAAAGCTTCTAAACTTGTAAGAGTTGATGAAGATTCACGGGACTCTATGATTAATAAAGATGAAGCACAAACACTTCATACTGAATTTCGTGAAATGGTTGAAAGTATTAACAAAGACAATAAAACAAATCAATTTGTAAAATGGCTTACTAAAAATCTAGCTGGTAAGGATTATACAAAACAAGAAATACTTAAAATTCTTACACAAACTAAGAAAAGTGCTTTTACAGAACAAGTAAGTGAAGCTATTGACAGAAATCTTGATGAAAACAAAACCTTCTCCAAAACAGAACTTATTGAATGGTTACCTACATCCGAGTTCTCAAATGAAAGACTTATTAACTGGTTAGCAAAATTCAATATTGTACTTTCAAACAGAACTATAGAAAGCCTAAAAGTCAACGGATATGTTGACCATAAGGGTCAAGAAGTAAACTTCACTTCAATGTTTGAGGAATCATCCAAATCAAGTGGTGTATTTGGTGGAATAGCTTACAAACTTTCAGAGTATATCAATACCAGTGAAGGCAGGAAAATTAATATCACAGAAGACCCTCAAATGCATCCTTTCAGAAGCATTGAAACTTCATTAAAGTCATTAGCTAAAGAAGAGGGCCGTTTTAGTAGCAGGGCAGTTACTATCTCATTCAGAGATGCAGGAAAGAGTTATTCTGGATTTGTACCACCCAAATTTGCTACAGACCGGATTGACGAACTTAAAGAAGATACTGATACAAGAAAAAATCTTCAAAAAGACCCATATTCTTCAAATAGTATGCTACTGAAATTACTGACAGGAGATTATGGTACTGAAATTCAAGAATTACTTAGAGTAGTTCATATAGGTGGTTCTGCAATGCGTAAAGCAGGAGAAAGCAATCCTACTGGAAATAAAAATGCTATTATTAATCTTGCTGATGGTGACCAAGAAATTACAAGACAAGGCTTTTTTCAGGATACAAGGCAAGGTAAAATTTCAGTCAGCAATACATATAATGGTTTGAAATTACGTATTGCAAATATGTTCTTTCCTACAATGAGTGATAAGAAGCAGATATTAACAATGACAATGCCTGTTCTCGACCTTACCTCAAAAGAAATAGGATATAAGAATAATGAAGTACAAGCTAATGATGCAGTAAAAGAAGCCTTATTCCAACAGCTTGTAGTTCCTGAACTTAAAAGAATTATAGCATTTCATAGAGGAGGTGGACAGGAAAATAATATTGAAGGAGTTGATTTAGCTTCTCAAGTATTTTTAATGATACCTCAACTTAATGAGTTAAAAATCGGTAACCGAAGACTTATAGAAGTTCTTGTTAGTTTGCAGGATAAAGAGATAGCAAAGACAATGAAAGATGATGTTATTACAGATGACATTAAAGATGAGGCTATTAAAATTATTATGAAAGTTGTTACCAAAGAGGTAAATAACAAGATTCAGAACTGGAAAGACTCAGGAATTATTACCGAAAAAGGTAATCCAGAAATGCTTAATGATGAGTATTTCAATCCTGATGATGGTGAAAGAAGGTTTGTTGATAATAAATCAGAGCTTGCTGCAACAGACTTTGTAATCAATAGTCTTATATCATATTCCAACATGTTTCAGACTGTTGGAGGCGATATTGCATATTACTCTCAAGATAAAGCCTTTGATAAATTTCCAGTGGATGTAGAAACTATTAAGAGATTTAAAGAAATTGATGAAATTGAATACGGAGCTGTAATAGAGCAGATTGAAACTCTTTATAATACCGGAATTATAAATAAAATAGCTTATAAACATCTGAAAGAGACTGTTAAGCCGCTTCCTTATATGGGAGATAACGAACAAGCTTACATAGACTTGACTAAAAATATCGGTACAAATCTAGGAAAACGTCTCGCATTAATGCTTGCACCCGGTTTGAAACCTTATGGTTTGGATACCAATTACAGGCAACTGTTTTTAAAAGACTCTGTAGATATTGCTGACAATATGGAGTATATCGTTGAACTACATTATGGTGAAGATGGAGTAAAAAGGTTCAATGAGATAATGGCTATGGATACTACCGAAGAAAATAAAGAGGGATTTATAAAAGAGGAATTTCCAACTATTAGTGCATTCTTTGCTGTAGATTCTACTGATGCTCAAGAATATACAACAGCAAAAGAGCATCTTGATATTTTATTTGCATTGGGAAGAATATCAGAACAAGAGCATAAAGACTTTACAGCTAAAGCTGAAGACCAGTATCGCAATGGTGTTACGAAAAGAAATAAACTTGAAGATAAAGAGCTTAGAGTTATTTTTCAACCAATGAAACCTGTATATACAGGTTCTCATTTTGATGGACAAAAAATGAGAATGATGTATATTAAAACATCAGCTTATCCATTACTTCCTCAAGTAACTGCCGGTACAGCATTGGAAGACCTCAGAAAAGTTATGGATGAGGTACAGTATGGTAAAGAACTAGGTGGCATGAATGTAAGAGCTACTTATAAAACAGGTGCAAAAGTAGGAGCTACAGTAACAGAAATTGACCCATTTGCTGTTGATAACAAAGGCAACTTAACTGTAGGAAAACTTACTGTAGATGAACTTGAGAAATCATCAGTAACTCTTGATAGAAGGAATTTCAGAATTCAGCAGGATGTACCTTTTCATGCTCTTGGAAGTGAAGAGAAAACAAGTGTGGTATCAATTGGTACTCAGTTGATGAAACTGCTCTTTGGTGACGGAGTAACAGATATTCAAGGTTTTCAATATGGAAAAGGGAAACCTAAGTCTGGAAAGGAACTTCTTAAAACATATAATGAAACTTTTGGAGAACTTACTGACCACCTCAAACAGGAACTTTATGATGAACTTGGATTAAACTCAAATGGACAACCTTTGAATCCTGAGTACTTTATGTCACAACTTTCTCTTATGTTACAAAGGGAAGCCAAGAAGAGGAATTATCCTCAACAAGATATTGATGCTCTTGAGATTATAGATGTAGGTGATAGAAAAGGTGGAATTTCAGGATTTATATTCAGGAATCCTCTTTGGATGTCTTCCAATGCAATGCGTTATGAGTCTTTACTCAATTCATTGATTACCAATAAGTTAATAAAACTTAAGATGCCCGGTTATGCTTATGTTGCCGGGTCACAGAAAGGATTTGAGACTGCACATAAGGTAAAAGATGAAGAGACTGCTTCAAGAATAATTTATACGAAGCATTACAATTCTAAAACAGGACTTATTGCAGCTCGTAAAGGAAAGAAAGCTCAAATACTCATTCCTTCAAGGTTTAGAAACAGCAGAGGTGAGCTGATTGACTTATTTGAAGGAACTATAGATGCTAATAATAATGAAAGAAATCAAGGTAAGTACGTCAGAAAAGTAAATGGTGTATGGCAACTTAAAGAAAAAATGATTGATGGTGAACTTCTGGATGTTACATCATTCAGAATTCCAACTTCTTCTCATGTATCTGCATCTCAAGTAGAAATTGCAGGATTCCTTCCACCTGAAGCGGGTGACCTTATGATTGTACCTAAAGAATTTGCTGTACAAAAAGGACTTGATTATGACATTGATAAGGAATTTTCTTACAATTTATGGCACGCAACTGATGAAAATGGAAGAATTGTTGCACTAAATGAACACATTGACATTGATAAAATAAGTTTTAAGCTTGATGAAGCCAGAGAAGAACTCAGACAAATTAGAATTGGTGATGCAAATTTCTACGAAAAATTAAAAGAAATTGAAAATCTTCCTGAAGATGAAGTAAATAACAAACTTGAAAAAGCTCTTGCTGCTATACTTAACAGTACAAAATATAAAACTACTACAGTAGAAGATGTAGTAATTCGAATAAAAGCATTACAAAAAATAAGGAAAAAATATCTTGAGAATGAGATTGTAAGAATACACTCTGCAGTAATGGGTAGTGATAATCCTGAAGTACAACGTAGGATTAACAAGGTGCTTTCAATGGATTATGCTTCACAACAGGCTGAAAAGCTTCAAGATGAAGATGCTGAATTCAATACACTTTTATCTGATGAATATCAGACAAAGAAGATGAACTTAGGTGCTGTTGGTCAGATGGCTATTGGGGTCTATTCTAACTTTGTAGTATTCAATTCACTTCTCCAACAGTCTTCATCTAACATTTCAATCAATGTTGGTGATGCCGGACTTACAATAGGAAATTATAAGTCTGATGGTAAACTAGGAAGATATACCAATATCTTGTCTTCAAATACTATCAAAATAATTGTAGATATTATCAATTCCAAAAAAGGTCTGCAAGAAACCAAAACTGCTCAAATTGAAAAACTCAAAGAAGGTTCTCTTACTTATTATGAAATTAGTGAAATAGTAAAAGACACTAAGATATTCATAGATGAGGAGGGAAATCGTACAAGTGAAAAAGAAGGTGGTATTGAAATAAATATTATGGATGACATAAGAACTACCTCTGAAGCATTTGCAGAACGTCAGAATACAGCTACTGACAATGAGAAAGAACAAATCTTGGGCCGGGTAGGTGTGAACTCTGGAACTATCAATGTAGATAGCATTCTTACTTTACTTGGATTTGATAAGGGTGAATATGTAAAAGATGCTAATGGAGAGTTAGTTTTAGATAAAGCTCGCAAACCTATAAGGATGTCCATATCATATCTGTTAATTTCTCAACCTATTGTAAAAGAGTATATTAAGCGTAAACAGAATAGAACTGCGAAAATCAATAAAATTTTTCCGACAAATGAAGAAATGCTTGCTGAACTTATTGATGAATTTGGCGGAATGGATTCTTTGAAGACAGATGATATATTGACTACTCAAAATATGTATGATGCTGCTAAAAACGGTGTTGATAATGGTATTCAACTTAATGCTTTATTTATGTTCTTAAGAATTCAGGAATATAGTATGAGTTTAAGTGCTACGCAACAACTAGTAGGTATTATGAAGAATGGTCTTGATAAATCTCTGTTTAATACAACATATTTGTATGAACTATTAAGTAATATAGCCTTCGATGAGAATTTTGAGAACATTACAGATATTATTGGAGATTTTAAATTTGGTGACCAAGTAACAGATGCAAGCAGTGCTACAATACAAGAGTGGATGAGAGCAGGCTATGTTTCAGTAGGAGATGTATTTATAAGACCTACAACTATGATGGGCCATCTTATTGTTAAAGGTATTACAACAGGACATGCTCTTTCTCTTGAAACAAACAATATAGGACAACCATTATTTCCTTATACTAATGATAGTGTAGAGCATGTAATGAATGAAATAATGAGAATGACCAAAGCAACTCAATATGGTAAGAATGAAGCTGTTGAGTTCAAAAATACTATGATGAAAGGTATTCGCAAGTTTATCAATAGTGGTCAGGAAAGTACTATTATAAATGGAAATACTGAAGGACAACGTAAAAGACTGTTTTTGGAACATGATGATGCTCCTTCACTAGCATCTTACCTGTTGGGTCTGAAGACAGCAAAAAACAATGTGATAACAACTAATTATTTATTGAATGATATGCTTCAATATATACCATCAAATAATGATGGTATATCAACCATATTCTTTGATAACAGTGCTGATAATGCTTTTAACGAAAAGAATGTTTATGTAGCATTCGAAAATTTGATAGCAGACCCTCAAGCTCTTCCTGATAATAAAGCAATATCGGATGAATCTATTCTTCCTAATGAACAGGGTGACTTGTATATGGAACAACAATTTGCTTTAACTTCTCATGAGATTCAATCAATGGAAAGCTTTGACAAACAAGTTATTGTCACAGCTAATAACATGGGGATGAATAAAGGTGAAACAAAGCTTTTCAAGACAAAAGATAATAATTCAAGAGGTGACCGGTATAAAGTTACTTATTTGGGCAAGATGACCAAGAATAACTATGAAGGAAACTTTGTATTGGATAGTGGACAACCAAGAACCAAATGGACTCAACAGACTGAAGAGTTTGATGCAGGACAAGAAAAATCTATATTCAGAATTGAACCTATTTATACAACTGTAGATTTAGCTGAAGACCTCACATCTTATTCATTTCTTTCAGGAGGTGTACAAGGGCCAATTGAATTTGGAAAATATATTCCTTTAAGAATGCTTGAAGAGATGGGATACACAGATAATATGAAGAATATTGACATTACAGATGGAGTAGTAATGGCAAAACTATTAGGAATGACTGCAGGTATAAGTAATTTTGCTATTCAGTTTTTTCAACATAATCCTGATACTCTTCCTTCTTTTACAAGAAAAAAGCTTAATCTTGAACAATATAAAGTAGGCAAACTCAACAATATACCTGAAGAATTAGTACCTAAGATTGAAAATGCAGATGGAACTAAGACTCCTCATGCTATGTTTACTATAAAGAATACAGTAGAAAACAATTTTAATGTATATATTTATGGTGAGTATTCAGATAACAAAAATGTTATCAGAAAAGGTTATATCAGATTACCACAAGTAGGTGTTCACGGAATGAGTGAGTATGACATTAAGAAAGTTAATGTAAACAGTATCTTGAACAGTAAAGTAAAGCCAGCTCAAGTAACTTCTATTCAGCCAGAATCAACTGAATCTACAGATGCTTATGGTATATTATCAAATAGTCCCAAAACTACACTTCAGTCTATTGCTACCAGAGATGATTCATTAGGTGAACTTGCTAAAGTTCTGATTCCTATTAATGATAAAGGATTGACAATAGGTGTTGATAAACTTATAGGTGAAGATGGTAAATACAATCCTACACAACATCATGCTACAATCTCTACAAATGTTGTACTCGGAGAAGATAGAAACAGACAAGCAGAAGTATTTTTGCATGAGTATATTCATGGTCTTACATCAAAGGAGTTTAACGAATATTTTGACCATGAAGGAAACTTCAAATCGGGTATAACCATTAATGATGTTCCTCAGCATATCAAAGATGTTTACAATATGTTTTTAGATGCCAAAGATGTCTTTGGAATTACTGATGAGAAACTAGCTCAGGTGAGAACAAAGAAGGCAGAAGAAGGAGTTTTGAATCCAGAAGAAATCTTTATTTATGGTTTCTCAAATGTTAAAGAATTTGTTACAGCTACTATGACTGAACCAACTTTCAGAGAAAGGCTGCAACAGCAGAAATATAAAGACTCAAACTTCTTTGATAAGTTTACCAAGATAATCAAAGATATGCTTAAAGCTCTCAATCCTAATGCTGAGAATACAATGTTAGATGCTGTAAGCGGAGTTATCCTGAATATGGTTATAGCAGATGTTGTTCAGGTTGAGCCAAAACAGGAAGAAACATCAGTAAACACAATGCTTAATAATATTTTTGATTATGTGGATGAGGATACTGGAGAGGTATATAGTGTAGAAGGAGAACAAGCAACTATCAGGATGCAACCTGATAATGTTACTAAGATAAAGGCTGGCACAAAGACCACTACTATAAGGAGTAAAAAAGAAGCTGATAAAATTGGTATTCCAGTAGGAGAAACTAAAGTTGTTGTATTCGAAGATGTACCATTTACTGTAACCAATAGAGGAGAACTCACAATTGAAGAAGCAGGAGGTGTTGAAGCAATGATTGCATCTGAAGATGTAGGCTCTGTTGAGAATTTCAAATTTGCTCAAACTAAAAATTGGATAAATGGAAAAGGAAAACTCTTTGTATATGATATCAGTCCTATAGCGGAAACTGAAAGTGAAAAAGAAGTTGTACGATATGTTAATACTGATACGGGGGAAATCACCTCAACTCCACCAACTAAGCCAGAACCAACTCCTGTGCCCAAAATAGTAGAACCGCCTACAGGTAAAAAAGAATTTACTTACAAAGGAGATACTATTGAAACAGAATTTCCATTGGGAAAAGAGCAAAAAGATGCTTTGATAACATTACTTTCTTTTGTAGAAGGTAATGCTACAGATAATAAAGTTGTTAAACAAGCTCTTGCTCAAAATGTAATTACTCTCCAAGGTAGTGCCGGTACAGGAAAAACTACTATTATTGGATATTTGCAGAAAATGTTGGAAAAAAGAGGCACATCTCATCTTATACCAACTTATGTTGCACCTACTCACTTTGCTACAGTACAACTTGGAATGGCAACTTTAAAACTTGGAAATAAACACCTTCCTTCTACAGTTAAAAGTACAGTATTTGCAATTGATAAAAGAGACGCTCAAGGAAGAAGAATTGGTGATGAAAAAGAATGGTTGTTTAGTGCTAAAATAAATAAGAGAATAGGAAAATATGGAGCACCTTTAATGATTGTTGATGAAGCCTCAATGTTAAGCAAAGAGGAAATTGATGGATTACAAGCAGCAGTTGAAAATAGAGGTGGAAAACTAATTCTTATGGGTGATATTGCACAAATTCCTGTTGTAGATACAAGAAAAGGTATTACGGAAAAAAATGTTTCTCCTGCTTTTGAGTTATCTAAATTTGTTCTTGATAAAGTATATCGTCAATCAGAAGGGCCACTTTTAGATTTACTTACAAAAATCAGAACCAACATTGATTATAAAAGTTACAAGACACCAAAACATGAATCTATTCGAATAGTTCCAACAAAAGAATTTGTATCATCCTTAATGAAAGACCTAAAAGAAAATGCTGAAGAAACAGTTATTATTGACTACACTAACAAAGGTGTAAAAGCATCTAATGCTTCAGCAAGACAATTGCTTGGATTTTCAGGCGAACCGAAAGTTGGAGAACAAGTAATTGGTTATGGTGGAAACAATACTAAACAAATTGAAGATGGTGACATTGCAAACAGCGTTAAATATGAAATAACAGAAATAAAAAAAGATGACAGTGGAATAATTCATATTAAGGGAAAATCTAGTGTTCTTGGTAAAATGGCTGAAAAATATGAAGGTGTATCTGAAGAGGCTGAAGGAAAATATATGCAACTGTCTTTAGATGATTCACTTGGATTTGACCTGACTGAAAAACAAATGGAAAACAATAACAGACTTCTTTCTGATATTTTTAAAGATATTGTAAATACTGTAAATGAAATTAGTGTAGCAACAGCAGCAAGAGATTGGGGACTAAAAAAACAATTAACAAATGTACTTGAAGGACATGAAAGAAGTCTTGGTTCATATGACGTTGGTGACAATTATATGTATGACATACAGAATGACAGAGTTGTAAAAAAAGATAAGAATATAATAGCACGTACACCAAAGAACTTACATGGAAAAGTGGTATTGAATAAAGGAATTGATTATGGATATGCTATTACAATTCATAAAAGTCAAGGGTTGACTGTAGAAAATGTATATTTTAATATGGAAAGTTTGAATAGAGTACCAGATTTGAAAATAATGCTTGATGGTAAACAAATAAATTCAGAGAAGAATACACTATATTATGTTGCAATGTCAAGAGCTTCAAAAAAAGTTGTAATTAATGAAAATGAAGCTTCATTTACAGATACATTTATCAGTGAAAAGAAGCCTGCATCATTTACCCCAATGCACCCTTCAGAAGGTGATTTAACAGGAACTAATCCGCCTGATTTATCTCCTGCTAAAAGACAAGAAATACTCAACAACGAATATCAGTATCTTGTTGATGATATTAATGATACCTTTGGTAATACAAATATTAACAATCTTAAATGTAGAAAATGAGTTGTTTTAAGAATAAAATAGCGAAAGAGAACTTCAAGAAGTTAACAGAAGTATTTGGAAGTAAGGACACTGCTTTAACTTTGATAAGTGCAAATAATGGATACTCATTGGAATTTGATAAAGATGGAAATCCAAGTGTTCTATTCAAGCAAATACTGGACATTGTAGGAAATAAGGAACAGGCGTTTATACTTAAATCTACAATTTATAAAAGAGCATTTTTAGATGAACCTTTTTTAAGCGACATATCAGAGTCATTTGCAGAAGACGATGCTCCTAGAAAAAAAATAACTATGGGTGTTATGAAATCTATTGTATATGAAGAAGCTATTTCAATAGGTACTACAGTCAAACCTAAAGGAGGTCATAATGATAATGTAAAAAAAGCCGGCACGAATACTCTTTATAGTGACAATCCAGCAAGAACTGCTGGTATTATTAACTCAAGATATGAACAAGATATTGCATCTGTTCAAAATGGACATGTACTTATTAATCCTAGTGATTCGTATATTGACCATATGATAAAAGTTGAAAACCAAAAACGAGCTGATGCTGAAAACTTGAGAATGATAAATGAGTTTATTCAAAATGAAGAAGAAGCTAATTATCACATACTCAAACCTTTTGATGATTATGGTAATCCACTTTTTGAAACTCAGGAAGAGATGGAAGATTCTGCTTTACCTAGAGAACTTACCCGAAGTGATAAACAAGGTGATTTCATGAAGTATAAAGAATATGTTGCTAATGATATTAGCAAACTTCAACAAAGGCTTAATGCACTTATAGGCAAGAACAAAACAACTTATGATAGAGCTGAATCTCATGCTTTAACTGAAAAAATAGCAAGAATACAACTTAGAATCAAAGAACTCAAAGAACGTAAAAAAGAATTAACTTCTACAGCAGCTGTACTTGAAAATATTGAAGGTATGGCTGCTACTGATTTGACAAGAGTACAAAATTTACTTAGTTCTAAATCAACCAGTAGAGACCTTATTGAAGCTCGTGACATTATTACATGGTATATGTCTTTGGGAGAATTTGTTGTAAAAGCAAACCATCCTTTCTTCAAGGATAGTCTGGAATATGATAATGAAAAAATGAAAAAGGCTTTTATGAAAATTTATGACAATTTCAAAGAAATGCAAGGAAAGCTTGATGATATGAATATGAAACATATCGAGGCTGCATTTATTGCTCATAGAAATATAAAAGAAGTAAAGGATGAAAAAGGAAAAATAGAAGCTTATACATTCGGAGATACCAAAATTGAAAAAGGAAATGTAATGGATTATCTTTTCGGAGATGTTCATGATATTGATAAATTATCTGCATTATTCTTAGACCCCACTCTTACTTATGATTTTAAAAGAGGAGAAGGCTTTTCAGAAAGTGTTATTCCTCAAATTATGAGTAGTTTGTTTGTTGACAGGATTTCAGAAAAAATGGCTTATGGTCAGGAAAAGATGGCTATTATAGATACCTTATTTCATAAACTCAGAGGTATAATCAAAGGTGACTACTCTATATTTTATCAGAAGGATTCCAGAGAATTTCAAACAGAATTTCTTATAAATCCTTTCAAATCGGAATGGTTCAGTTTGAAAACCTCAATTGAATTGGATGAAGAAAAAAGATTTGAAAGAATAAGAAAAGATGGTGAATTTATTGATATACGCAGACTTCCTGAAGTTAAAGAAGCATTCAAAAATGCAGGATTTGGTTTTAGATTTACTAGTGATGTTGATGCAAAAAGGTATTCTGAAAGACTGAAAGCAAAAATAGGTGCAGGTACTGGTAAAGAGAATTATGAATACAAAAGGATTGTTGACTCTCAAATAAAACTTATTGACCAGTTTACATTTGAAAGAGCAGCATTTGTTAAAGAAAGATTTCCAGAAAAAACTGTTGATGATTTATCTCCAAAAGAAAGAGAAATTCTTGAACAATATGATTTGGAAAATAGTCCTTTTCATGTATTTAATGTACCAGAAACAAATCAACATTCTCATATAGTTGATGGAGAAGTTGTACAAATAACTCCAAATGCAAAATTCAACGAATTTATTCCTAATAATGAAAACATAGAAAAATATAAAGACCCAAGATTTGAGACAATTAGCGATAATTCTGAAATGTACAGATTATGGAATGAAGTAAGTGAAGTATTATTATATGTAAACAATGTTTTAGCCAGTGTAGGTCAAGACAGAGTTACATTCAACTCTTTACTTGCTATGGAGAAACAATTTCGGAAACAAATAGGTAGAACTGATTTACCTCTAGGTTCTATGGTTAAAAATGCTCATAGTAAAATAGTTGGAAAAATTATAAAAGGATTAGGTGTAAAAGAATACGAGTTTACCGGAAAAGAAAATGATGAAGAATCTATCAATTATGGTAATATGAAAAGTACTAAAGTACTTGTTGATAGAAAAAACGGTAATTATCAGAGTATGCTCAAGACTTTTGAAATGACTATTACAGATGGTATAAAAATAAAGACTTTAACATCGAAAAAAGATATTCCTAACAATGCAAAGGTGACCATAACAGATGAACTTGTTGATTTTCTGAAAAAAGTTATGATAGAAGAAGACTTCAATGAGTTTATAAAACTTAAAAATAACAGTTATGATTTCTTAAAAAAAGCAATTCGTACTGGTGCAAGACGAGAAATTATTGACCAGCATCGTATGGATTTACCCAAGGTATTACGTCATTTTATTTCTCATGCTATAAGAGTTGATGCCGCTAATGAAGTTGCACCTACTATCTTACTTATGCAGAACTATTATAATCAATTAACAACACCAAATATTAAAGACAAAAGAGGCAAAGTTGTAAAAGAAGGAGGAGAACAAAGAATTCGTGGAGAAAAAAGAGTCGACCAATGGATTGAAACTGCCGTAAAAGGTAATTTTGCTGAAAAAGGAGCACCAATAGGAAAGAAAATGCTGACTCCTGAAGAAAAAAAAGAAAGAAAATTCCTCAAAGAACTTGCACAAAGACTCAAAGATGAAAGAGAAGCTAAACACAGAGGAGAAACACTATCAATACCTTCAACTTACGAAGAATCTATTCAAGAAAGAATGGAAAATTTGGGAAGAAAATTCGATATGATGTTACCATTCAAAGTAGCTCATCCTATTATTATGTTCATGGGTATGGCTTTTAACTTTGTGTCAGGTAGTCGTAATGTAGCTTATGGTATAATTTCCAATGTATTCCACGATGCTGTTGGTGATTTATGGACAAGAGGTAACTCATTAAGAGTTGTAAACTTTGTAATGGGTAAAGGTAGAAAACAATTCTATTTACGACAACCTCTTAGAGGAAAAGCAGATATTATGCATCACAAACGTCATGGAAAAAATCTTGTACTTGCTGAAATGTTTATAGATAGGTCTAAGATTATTCAGGACATGCGTAATGAAAAGCAAAGAGCTAGTAACCGTTTAGGTAAAACTACAGGTAAGCAAAAGTTTAATCCTTATTACCTCTCTATTACAGCTCCTGAATGGCGTAATCAAACTATTACAATATTATCAACTTTAATGGATGAAGAAATCATTGATTCTCATGGAAATAAATCCAAAATATTTAATGGTAATGAATTTCTGATTTATAATGAAGTTGACGAAGAAGGAAGAATAAAAGGTACTTCTTATACTAAGATTGTAGATGGAAAAAAAGTTAAGAAAAAAAGTAAAGGTGGAATATTACAACTTAAACCTGAATTCAGATATCAAGCTGATGGTATTACAGAGAATACAGAAAACATCAACAATTGGGAAAAAATGTCAGGTGGTGATTACAGAGCTTTCAGAGAGAATGCTGTAAGTAATGTAAAGATAGTACATGGTGACTATTCCAATGTAGCAGGTATCCCGATAAAGAATACCCAATTTGGAACATATTGGATGATATTTTTAGGATGGTTGCCTGCTATGATATGGTCTTATTGGGGACATGGCCCTAATCTTGCTGCAGGCAAAATAAGACATAGAAGTGTTATGAGGAGTGCCAAACCAATAACAGCAACTTTATTTACAGCTTCTCTTACAATGGGGGCTTTTGGTTTAACAACTTTTGGTTGGCCTCTAGCAATAGGTGCAGGAGCAGCATTGGTTGCAGGAATAGTAGCAGAAGCAACACGAAAAGAAAAATCTCAAGTTCCTATATTAAGAGAACTTTGGGTTACATTGGCAGAACTCTCATTAACTACACTCAATATACCTATTGCACTTGCTACAAGAAGAACAATCAAAGGTATGGATGTAGAAAAAAAATTAGGACTTACACGAGAAGAAGCAGGTGCTATGAGAGGATTGCTTGTAAATATTGGTATGAGAATAAATCTTATTCTTATGAGCAATTTACTTTACAAATTTGCTGACTGTGAAGAAGATACTTGGAAATGTAAGAAGCAAATTATGGCAAGAAATTTTGTTATTAATAATGCTGGAATGTTACTGGATGATTTAGGAGTAATTGCTAATCCTATGTCGCTTCTTCAAACAATGAGTACCGATGGAACTTTTCTTAGATTCGTACTCAAACTTGGTGATTGGATTGGTGCTGCAGAAAAACTAGACAGATTTGAAGATATTATAACTACCGGAGAATTTCAAGGTGGTTCTAAAACACAAGGTAAACTTGGAAAAACTTTTATGCCTTCTATTTTCAAATACATTGGAGTTAATGTAAATGCTGATTGGGGCGATATGGGTCAAGGAGAAATGCCTCTTCCATTAACTACTCCGGTCTCTATGGATAGAATATTCGATAAGAGATTCTTGTTTATTGAACGCTCTACTGATTATAACAAGTATGACAGATATGAAACAATTCGTGAAGTTAAAAGAGATGAAGAAGAAGCTAGACTTAACAAGCTAAACAAAAAAAGACCTGCTAATGCTAAGTGGAGTGATAATGAGATAGATGCAAAAGCAGGAAAAGCATTTCCAACACTTACATCACGTAAAAACAGACTAAATACTGAATACGGTAAAGGAACATCATTAGCTGAAAGTAGATATGAACAAGAAGTTGATGAATTCTTAGAAGAGCACGATAACTAAAAAAAAAAGGAGAACATTATTGCTCTCCTTTTTTATCACTTTTATCCATCGCTATAAGTAGTTCAATTTTTCTTGTATTGACGCATTTACGACAATAGGGATACGATGGTATGTCAGGGTCAAATACAGGAAAGAATACTACAGCAGATTTACCACAGTCAGAACATTTCTCATCTTTTGCTTGTCTGAGTTTCTTCGTAAGTTTCATGGAAGATATTCTAATGCCTTAATTACCTTGATAAAATGGTCAATATCCATCATTTCAGTATCTACTGTGTATATGCCATCCTCAACTTTTTTAATGATAAGTTCACCAAATCCGATACTATTGTCACTCCAAGCAATTACCATTATATCTTGTTCTTTTTGATGTCCAATTTTAGCTATCATAATTATTCTCCTCTTAATTTATCTAGTATTCTATCACACAAATTGTAGGCATAAGCTTCATCTTTTGTAGGTTCTATATCTACTTGTTGAATAAATGTATCTCTAAGCCATATAATATCAGTAATCATATCTTCTGTATGAGAATCTTCAATTGTTTCGCATTCATCAAACCAACTAGGTTGTGGAAATGCATCAGTGAATATTATCTCTTCTTCTAATGTATACTCAATCTTAAAAGCATCATTCCAATACATCAATAAATTTTCATCTGCAGGTAAATATGCAACCATAATAGCTTTATCAATTTTGTCAGAACCTTCTCCACTAAGGCCAACACATGCCCAAGGGAATCTTGGATTGAATATTAATGGTCTGGAGTCTTTAGTCAAGTGTGTGTAGAAGCTGTATCTTTTCCAAATCATTGTTCTTATCTTTAATCGTTTGTAAATAGTGACCTACTTGACGTACACTAAGATATACATTTCTGTATTTGATTACTTTATCATTTTTTCCTATAGCACGATAGTATTCAGCCATCAAATCAGTATACTCGCCTATTGTAATATTCAAATGGCGAATATCCATAATATTTTTTCTGGCTTTGATGTCAGTTTTCCATTTATGTATAACTTCTTTGAAGACATTCGGATTATCCAAACTAAGTTGTACCAATACTTCAAATTCATGCATACATTTTGGACAGGCTGAAAAATCCCCTACTATTAAATAAGGGATTTTTTCAATTTCTGTATCACATCGACAGCATTCCATTATGCATCAGCAATTGGTGGAACAAAAAGTCTGTCTTGTTCATTCTTTTCTTCAACTTTTTTTGTAATTTCACTACTTATTTTTTTAGCAGTTTCAGCAACATCAGCATTGAACTGATATTCCATACAAGCCTGCTTTGTAGAAAGAAAAAAGTTTGGTATACTGTCGAAAGCTTGTTTCATCATCTCATTAAGTACGACAGGATGACCTCCGCCTGTAATGAGTGATTGCTTACCATCATTTAACAATATAACAGCAGCCGGAATATAGTCGCTGTCTTCTACGAGCTTTTTCAAATCTTCAATTGTCTTTAACAACTGTTCCTTCTGCTCTTTCGCAACTTTCTTTTGTGCGTCTTCTGTTTTTTTGTTCATCAGAATTTTGTATTAAATTGTAGTTAAATATTTCTTCTTTCATCATTATGGGAAAATCCGCTTCATTATCAAGTTCTTCCCACAATTTATACGAATAGTTAGAATCGAATTCCTCATTCATTACATCAACAAAGTTTATTATTGCGATTTCATTCTTCAATAAGACATTTCTTTTTTCATCACCTTTCTTGAAAAATCTATTCAATTCAAGTTCTGAATACATCTTACTGAATTCTGAATTTAAAAAATGTTCATAAGCATTTATGTAGTTTTTAGGTGTTTCTATCACAATCATGTGCTTATTACCGTCAATAATATCATCGTAACTATAGTCAAATATAAAAAAGTCCTGTTCTCTGAACCATTCCATAACGTTCAAAAAACGAGTTCTCCTCATATTTATATCAATTAACATAAAAAGAGGATTATTCAATTCTACATTATCAGGTAATACTGCATCACCTATACCTACTCCCAATTTGAATACAGAAGCAACACGTTTAATAATGCTTATTCCATAATCAGATATTATCGGAAGTAGATATTGATTCGTCTTATTTATATAAAATTGTCCATCCTGTATTTCCATAACTAGGAGACTTTGTTCCATTCAAGATATAAATATCCACTATGTTCTTTTACAAGTTTATCTTGTTCAAATCCATTTTCAAGATACCACTTATAAAGTTTAATGCCTTCCATGAAACCATGAATAGGTTTATGATATATTTCTTGAAAATATTCATCAGTATCTTTATCATCATAAAGTCTACTGTATCCTTCAGCTCTTCCATATCTTCCTATACTTATAAAATCACCAGAAGTTTCAAACAATAATGGATTTCCTTGTTGGATAGTACTTTCTACTACAAAGATAAAAGGATTAATTGTATATCCTTCAAAATGTACTGTTAAAGCTTCAGTATAAAATGCAGCCTGAATATCATATCTCATTCTGCGTGCCTGAATATCAAAGTTTATAGTGTAATCTCCCATAGTTTTTAAGTCGTAGGGAATGACTATTTTTTCCGTATGATTGACAATAACAATGTCTAACAATGCCTTACATAATATTTCTCCAATGAAGAAATATACTGGAAATTGATAAAGAATATCAATATCTTTATTTATAGACTCTTTGAACAAAAACTTTGTTCTTATATTTGTGGAAAGTGATTCCACTATTTCGTTTATTGTATGCATTTCATCGGGTGATACCAATTGTTTACCATAATTCATACAAAGTGAGTCAAAATAATCTTGACCATTTTTAATTACATTAGCTATCATTGTTTTACTAACCCATGCAGATTGGAATCCTTCGGCAGCAGCACTGTCAAGGATAATCTGGCTTTCAACACTCATTCCGAGTGTAGAGTGTCTGATTTGCTCAGTATCTTTCTCTATAATATACGTATCGAAAATACGATGAATTACAGACATGAGCTTTGGGCCGGGTTTGTCAACGGTAAGTACCGCAAATTGTTCATCAAATTCTTTTCTTGTTTGAGTCAATAAAATATCAACTCCGTTTCCTATAATAAAATGTCCTTTTTCTTCATAATATAAATCCTTTTCATCCTTTTCTTTATTGAAGACATCCATCCCTTTCAGGATAAGCTTGATTTTACTCTGTGACAAATGTTGTGTGTCTTCGAAATAATCATCTATCAAAGCTTGTGGTGTTCTCTTAATCATAGGATTAGTGTTTTTAAATATAGAAATTCTGTTCAGGTAATTCTGAAAGAACATGACAGCCAATACTAAATCGCTCTTCATTCAATTCCTCCAGTGTACGATAGTTGCTAATAATAATCATTGTAGAATAAAATCCACATTCAAGGCAATCTACAGTACCATCTGTTGATTCTTGGCAAGATTGTCCACAATTGGGACAAGTGCCAGTTGTAATTCTACTCATCTTTCTTTATTAAACGTTTAAAGTCTTCCCAAGGTATGATAACTACTTCATCATACTTGGTGCGTTTTATACCATGCCCTGTGGCTTTCTTTAAGATAACCATGTTAGGCTTAGAGTGTACTTCATTTTCTTCAGGAAATAGTTCAATAATTCTATTATTCATTTCCTTCAAAACGAGTATTGGATTTAATCCTCTTTGTTTTCCTGCTTTCACTTGGACATTAAAAGGAATAAATACAAGGTCGATTCCTGCATCATCATGCAAACGAGATGCTTGTCTTGAGGTCTTACAAAAACTATAACCTAGGTCACGAAATTCAGATGCATAATAGCGTTCTGTTGAGTGACCTAGATTACGGTTGGTTTTACCATAAGACTTTTTCTGTTTATTCGTTGTCTGGTCTGGCATAAGGTAAAATTTGTGATTCGTCATCTACGAAACCATAAGTGGCTGCGTTTTCTTCTACTGATACAAAAGTACTATCAGCTTCATGAGCTTCCGCATCAGCTTCATTAGATACTATTATAGGAATAGGTCTGTCTTGTCCTATTTGTTCTTCAACTCCTTGATGTGCATGTATTCCAGCACTATCTACTCTCATATTAAAGCTTCTCTCATTATTACTCCAAAAACCGTCACCTGTTCTTGCTCTTGCTTCATACTCACTTACAGTAGGAACATCAGGTCTTAATCCTTGTTCTTCTACAATTCTGCGAGCATATTCTTCATCATTTTCTACATGAGCAATAGGTTCAAGATTATTAGGTACTTCAAGGTTATCAATAGTGAATGGTGTAGAAGATGATGGTATATCTTCACTAACAGTTTCTCCTTGAGGAACAGTATCATCAACAACATTAATATTAACACCTCTTCTTCTACTTGAATGTACTGCACCTTCTCTTCTTGCTAACTCAGTACGTACTTGTCTAACAAGAAAATCTCTTCTATTTGCATAAGTAGTACGAAGTTCTTGAAGTCGATTTTGTTGAAATGCAGTTAAACTATTCTCAATAGGTAAATATTGAGCAATAGCACGTTCTAAAGCCATCAATTCTGTATCTTCAGCAAACGGCTGTGATGATGTTGATACCTGTCCAAAAGGAAGTTCTTCCATTATCTCCTGTGGAACTTCAGCTTCTACAACTTCTTCTATAAGGGTATTATCTGTAATATACTTAACAATTTTCTTCATAAACTGCTTATTCTCCCTAATAGAATCACACGGCTTAGAATAAGTACCCGCTATACAATAAGTATTTATTATACTGTCTTGTATTTCGACAGTTTCACCATTATTGGCACAAGCGGATAAAATATACTTATTGATATAATAGTGAAGTCTGGTATAATTAGGGCCACTAGGATGATATACTTGTGAATTAATCACCATCTTTTGAGCACCAGCAGTTACATTGTCTGAAGAATTTATTCTCATAACAACTAATCTCATTATAAGAATAATCATTTGACCACCGTTCATTGTGTATACAAGACCCTTGGACACATATATACTAAAATTTTCAAAACTAAATTTTTTCAATTCTCCACCAATATCAAATGTTTCCATTAAAGAATTTGAATTTCTTTCTACAAGTATACTTGTAGGTGGAAGACTGACAAGATAGTATATACCTCTTCTTATTTGTCTGAGATAACTCATCACAGCAAATAATGGTACATATGCTCCTTGCACTGCAAAGCAGAGCCTATAAGGTTCACCTTGCAATGCGGGAGCGTAATTATGTCTATAATTAAAATTCATCATTTCTTAAGTTTAAAGGTATGAAATATTCGTATTGGAAAGGAACATCTCTTGATACCGATTTCTGTACAATATTAGTAATATGATTAGTGAAAAAACCTGTCATGTGACCTGCAATCATTGCTGCACTATGAGAAGTTTGTTTCATAGTACAAGCAGCATCTGCTACTTCTTCATCACTAAATAGATGTTTCTCTCTATACACTTTTGTATGAGAAGGAGTTACACAAAATATTTGTAACTGCTCCATTGTTAGTCTACCATCAATAAATAAAGCATTTACATGTTCATGTTTTCTATTATATTCAAACCAATTCTCAAACATATCTTTACGGGCTTGCATATTATCAAAAGCAGAAAACATGAACTCATGAGCCATAGAATCTCTTAAATACTTTTCGTGATAGGTATTTATTATACCAGTTCCACCAAAGTTTACAACAAGACCGGCTATTGAGTCTACTTTACTGATTCCAACACATTCTTTATTCACAAATTGACCACCCATATTATGCTCTTCGAATAAATCATCATCGTAGAGATAAATTTCATAACCAATGCGTGAAAGGAATAGTGTTAGCCAGCTTCCGATGCCTCCCGCACCGCCAATGATGACACTCTTTGGAGTTACCCAAGGAGCGTCTTTAAATCTATCATTGATTGCCATTGTTTATTCCTCCTTTACATCAGTTAATTTTAATTTCATTTTTGAAAGTTCAGCAATAAATGGGTCAAGAGCATCAAGAATATCTCCTACATACTCATATAAGTCAATATTTTCAAGTAATGAATTATAAACTTGCGAATATACTTCTACCATATCTATTTCAGTATTAGGAAAATACTTTTCATAGAGACTAGCAGAACTGGTTATAAGCAAAGTAATGTACCTTGACTTGTTAAGCTTAGTCATCTTATCTCTAATATTCTCCAGAGCATCAATGGTAAAATCAAACTCAGACTCCATGTTCCCAAATTGTAACCAATAAGCAGGAAAATCGTCCATCCAAAAACCTCCATCGACAGTTTCAACGTCTTTCTTTGATTGTCTGATAGCGTCCCTTTCTGCGTCTTCCTGCTTTTGCTTTTTTGACGGTCTTCCTCTTCCTCGCTTTGGTTTGTCTTTTTTATCTTTAGCGGGAATATTTGATGTAAAATTACCTGCAGTATATACTTTATTTGTAGAGGGCTGAAATTGTTTGTTAGTCTCTCTGTCAACTACAACTTTAAGTCTGTTGATAAAATTGTCTTCCATAACTATCTCTTCTGTATAGATTTGACAATCATAAATAAACATTATATCTTCTTCTTTTGCTGTAATTTCCAGTTTATAAGGTTTTCCTTCTCCGGTTTTACATTCGTAAGGCATAACACCATCTTCAAGTTTACCTAAAAATGCTATTTTTCCATCTATATCTAATGCATTATTTACAATAACACTAAGATAATAATTGTGAAATTTAACATTGTCTTCAAGTTCTTCAGTATCTGTAATACTGAAATAAGTGCCCATAGAATTATGACTATGGATGTGACCAATTTTCCATTCAAGGCTTTCTGGATTTTCAATACGAAAATCAATTAGTTCTTCATCATAATCATATTCTGTACTACCGCCTGTACCTTTATCCATCAGGAAGATATATTCCAAAGTAATTTGAAACTTACTTGGTAAATCAATATCATCGGTTACACTATAGAATAATACTCCTGACCATTCAACGGAACTTATCCGAGAGGTAAGAAATTTAATCTGTTTCAATACCTTTGAAGAAATATTCATTGGTATTGTTCTTTTAAGAGGCTGATTTCGATAATCAGGTCTTGCTGTTTTACTTTTCATAAATCCTATATTATTTTTGTTATTATAATATTTGCTTGCGTTATTGTAATATCCGCTATATTCATCATATTCATCATACATGTTATTAAATTTTAGTGTAAATCAGGTTCATGCATTAACAAGTTTATCATAAGTTTTTGTTCCAAATATCTTTTAATGTGTCCTACTAGATTACTATCAACGGAAATACTACCTTCAATAGGTTCTCTTTCTCTATTTGTAATTTGAATAGTTTTAAGTGAAATTCCTCTCCAGACAATATGAGTAGAAATATTTCTTCTATTTCTATTTTCAATGTCAACACAATATGTATTTCCATTGGAAGCTTCAAGCATTAAATATTCACTAGGAACTATATCCTTTAATGCATCTATAAGAGCATCATTTATATAAATTATATATTTATCACCAGAACGTGTAATCATAATATCTTCTTGCATGATATGGTTATCAACCTCTTTAAATATAGGTTCCAATATTACAGAGTTAAGGGGTTTATTTTCATAAAAGTCACCTTTTTCATATACATCTTCCATGCAAATATGAGGGCCACCTTCAAGAGATTCCCAACGTACATAATCATCAAGTTGAAGCATTGCCATCCTAAATAATTCATAACTCCAAGTAGAATTTAACATCATTATAGTTTGAGCTATTCCATCCTCACCAAGACAAAATCCGTTAAAAGATTGTACACTACTTACAGCAATAGCAGGTAAATGACTATGCATATATCCATTATCATACTCAGCAGGACTTACTTTACCTCTTGTACCAGAGATTTGACGTATATATGGAGTATTACGGGCATAAGAAAACTCTATAGCAACGTAAAGGTCTTCAAGTATCATAGAATCATCATCATTTGTTATTTCAATTTTATCAAACTTTATAACAAATAGTGGATATACTAACATTTTACCTTCATCATTTCGATGAGGCCATGCTTGTAATTCCCATTTACCAGGAAATACACTTTCTATAACTTCAGACATTCCATTAATTTTTTGAACTAGAAAATGTGGACATCTTCCTTTTGAATATTGTACTCGAAACCAATCACGATTCAGTCTCTTAGCTGAGAAAACATTCAGTCGTGTATATAGCTTTCTCAGATAGGTATTATTTCGTGGGTCTACCATAATATTTTATTTTTAAAAAAAGTGAGTGACATTTCTGCCACTCACCTCACAGTTATGGTACATAAAAATTATGCAACATTTTCTTTTATTCGCCTGACTTGGTTTGTTTCGGCATCAAGAAGAGGGTAAAATTTCCCTCTGGTAATTCTGATTCTGGAGATTCAAGACTTACCTTACCCGGACTTGTAACAGCTTTCATACCTTCATAATAGATACCTTTTTCGTCAAAATCCTTTTGAAGTTCTCCCCATGTTTGGGCACGACTTTCAACTGTTTGACCTGCTTGACCAGTAGTTGAAAAGATTAAAATGTTTCTTAAGCTCATTTAATGTTGTTTTTAATAGTTACCAATTGATAAGTGATTTATTTTTAAGCTGTAAAGCGTTATTCGCCAAGCTGAAGTGATTACATCCGTAAAAACCTGCATTGGTTGCATAACATTCTGCTGCAGGATGTGGTGATACTAGCACTACGTTCATCTCAAGTTCTTCTTCTTTAGGATATTCATATACAAGATTACTAATATATTGTATGTAACTTTGTGCATGTTTTCCCCAAAGCATCCAAATACAAGGATTATTTTCGGAAATAAATTTGATTACCTTTTCTGTGAACTCTTGCCATAATTGAATATGACTGCCAGATTTTCCTCTTTCAACTGTTAATGCAGTATTAAGAAGAAATACGCCTTGTTCAATCCAAGGTTTCATAGTTCTATCAATATTCTTACCAAGCTCTGTCTCAATTATCTTGAGACTAGGTGGCTTCATAATTCTACTAGGAACAGCAAACGCTAATCCTATAGATTGATTTATCTTTATATAAGGGTCTTGCCCTAATATTACTACTTTAATTTCTTCCAAAGGCATTTGAAATACTCTGAAGATATCTTCCTTCATAGGAAAATAATCTTCTTCATCCATATTATCAATTTCTAGGAAGAAACTTTGTGGTATGCCGTTAAAGAACAACGGTTTCCAAGATTCATGTATATCAGTTATCATATCAAATTGTTTAGTACAAGAAATTTTAATAATTCATATTTGCCTTCCGATTTATAGAAATCAGAAGCATCTTTCACACCTTCAATAATAGGAAATGTTGTGATTTTTGCTACATTAGGATAAGAGGAGTTAATTCTCTGAGCAACTTCCTTAGAAGCTGTTACTCCTGTATTATCATTGTCAAACAAGATATAAATTTCATCAAATCTGTTTGCCAATCTTGATATAATAGCATCATTAGGTATCATACCTTCATTTTGAAGCCAACAAGATACAATTCCTTGGTTTCTAAGTACTCTACAATCCTTATAACTCTTGGTAATAGTCAATACTCTGGCAGTTAATGGCAGATTATCAATATTACCAACATCGTCCTTTCCAACATTAGCAATCCACTTACCACTGTTTTTAGGAGCATAAGGAGAATAGATTTTTACTTTTGGTGAAAATTCAGTAAATGCATAAGTAGGTTTCATTGGTCTGATAGCAATATCTCTTCCTCTTCGATTGGAAAAGAACTTATACCATAGAACAGGAACTACAGAATCTTCAAGAAGATTATCTCTTGAAATTCCATATTGAGTCCAGTAATCTTTATCCCTAATGTCAAATGAACGTATCTTATAGATAATATCCGTGTGATGTTTTATTTTAGGAACAGTTTCTGGTAGAGTATATTTAATCTCTACTGGCTGTTCATCTCCAACAAGTCCTAATTTGAACTGTTCATTTGTGAATCTTAGTGATTCTTGAAGATTACAATTATAATATTCCATAATCAAACCAAAACAATCCAAATGAGTTTTGGAATGACCAAAATCTACAAAATATAATTTCCCATTATAATATGTGAAGAAACAATTAGCATCATTATCTTTCCTTATAAAGGACAAATACCTTAAGTTAATATCTGGTACTTCTCCCGTTATAAGCGTGAAGACTTCCTCTTGAGTTATTCTCAAGAGGATTTCTTCAATGCTTAAATTTGATTGTTCTTCGACATATCCATACATGTTACGACCAAGGTGCTTCAGGGTTTGGACTTACAGTACCATCTATAGCCGGAGTTGCAGGTGTTGGAGCAGCATGTGTAGTTGAATCCATAGCGTCAGGAATTCCTTCTTCTTTCTGTTGAGTAGCAAATTTATTAGTCATAAACCATTTTTGCCTTGTAAATGGATGTTTGTTACCTTCCCCGTCTTCATACGCCAGTGTATCGTTGAGACGCAGTTCTTTCCACTGTCCACCTACAGGTTGTACATGACGAATGAGCCATTTCCCATGCTTCATATTCTTAGGAAGTCTGAGATAAGTTTTATCATTATCACCTGTAATTATCCATTGCCATTGAGCGAAAATATCAAGATTAATAGTTTCGAAACGAGTAGGTAAGATAGCTTTTGCTACACTACAAAATTGTTGAAAACTTGTAATAGGTACAGTTAAAGCAGTTTTGATAGCTGCTTCATCAACAAAAGCTTTGAGTATATGAACTACTACGGCATTGAATTCTTGAATTGCTTTTTTCATTGCAGGATGACGGATATCAGTAACTTCTTCACCGCCATCTGCAAAGGCTTTTGTTACAGGAAACATCCTATAACTAACATCTCGTTCTGAGACGTTGAATACAACATCAAGAGCCTCCTGTGCAGCACCATCAGCACCACCATTAGGATTAAACTCAAATTTTATCATATTAGTGACTCCTGCATTCAATCCGAATTGCAGCCCACCGCCAGCATTACTGGCATCATCTTGGTATCCATAGTTGATACCGTCTTCTGGTTCACTCATATTATATATGTTTGATATTAGAAATTGTCATTTCTTTTATCTTCTTAAAGATTGTCCTAGTTAAAAGGACGAGCTGTTGGGTCTGTACTTGCTTCCGGTTCAGAAGCAGTTGCTTCGCCATCAACAGCAACAGTATCATCTTGAACTACAAAACTTGGAGTAAAAGTTTTCTTAGCTTTCTTTCCTGCAAGACTTGGTGTTTCAAACAGGGCTTTTACTTCCCGGTCAGTAATTTTGTAATGTTCAGCGATTTTTTTCCTTGTAAAGCCTTGTTCCAAAAGACTGAGTACTTCGGATACTAAAATTGTTCTTTGTTCTGACATTATAATAATGTTTAAAAAATTTATAGATTTTTATTGAACTGGTAATTCAGGAATTGTTGGCAACTCTTCACCTTTATTATAGGCATTAACTGTAGCTACTACAAAACCTAAATCATTGGGTATTCTGGTCGAGGGAAACATGCCAACAGGACTTTTTGACGGAAACTCTCCATCATAATTGGTGACAAAGAATTTATTGATTGTTTTATCCTGTTCGTTCATTTCTTGAGAAGCAAATAATACTATCTCAAATTTTCCTTCAGGAGTAATATAATCCTGAACCATTTTTCCTACGGTCTTATACCTGTAACTGATTACATCACTATTCTTAGATTTGTACTCTTCATAGTGAGCAAGCATAATAACATTTTTATCCATTGCATTGAAACCTTCAATAGCTGAGAACACTCTTCCCATAAATAAACCTATTTTTTTGAATACATCGTATCCACCTTTCATTGCATTGTCCATATAATAATCCTGCATTAGGTAATTGCTGTCATCAATCACAATATTTTTAATCTTATCATTTTTATTACCTATAAGGGTAATAAGACTGGCAACATTAAAAGCATTGTTGGTTTGATAATAATTACCTTCAAGAGCAATGTTTATAATAAAACCATTACTATCGAGTTGTACTTTTTCTCTTATATAATCATTCATCCATCCGCTAAAGGGCAATCCTTTATTAGTACATGCGATGATGAATGTTTCTTCAGGATTTAATCCTTGAATATTCAATTCAGGGATTTTTCCAAGTGATGTGGATTTGCCACTACCTTGAGCACCCAAAACTAAGATTTTTGACATACTTACAATTTAAAAATTAATGATTAGATTTCTTGGAAGATACTTACACCAGCATACATATTAGTTTGAATATGTACAGGACAATCTGAATGCCTGCTTTCAACTAAGTGAATGCTCCTATAATTAGGAAAATCGTCAATATCTAAGCCAAAATGCTTTGAAATATTATATCTATCATCGTTTGCGTTAAACAAAGTAATAAGGAAATCAGCATCCTCAGAGAGGTTACCACTATCCTTTAAATCACTACTATTAGGATACAAAAACTCATTATTGAACTTTATCCTTTGGGTATCGGAAATGTTTCGATTTAAGTGAATTATGTCAACGAAAGTAAAATTACATATATTTCTAAGCCAAACCTGATAATCAGTCATCTTATCCATATTTTGTTTCATCGTATAGTTACTTTCTCTCTTCATATTTCTTAAGTGGTCTAAGACCACAATTATATATTTTTCAGGGTCATTTGGAATATAACCCGATATTCGTTGTCTAGTTTCAGTTCCTACTCTATATTCATCATATAGAAATGTGCCGTTTTCTTTGGCATAATTTAACAGATATTGATAAATACCTGTTGGATTGCTATCATTTTTGTCTTCTATTAACGTTATTGCTCCATTTGATATTTTGTCACCTTTTTCATCATATTCTCCAAACATAGGATTAATCCTATCTCTTACGATGTTATGAAATATATCCCTATGTCCTTGTTCAACTATAATAGGAGTATCATCATCATAACGCATTCTACCAAGTAGATAAGAAGCTTGCATTGGAATTATTGTACTACCCTTATGGGTCTTACCGGCAGGAAGATTTATTTGTCCTATATTGTAATCTCTGAAGAAGAAGTGAGCTGCAGCTTTAAATCTTACAACAAGCTTACCCATCTCCAAACTCCAATAAAAGAAGTCAATCTTCACATCACTGTTTTCAAGCATGTGCATATAAGGATTAATAATAAATGCACTGTCAACAAAAGTTGATTTTCCTACTTTAGGGCCACTTGCAATACCATATATCATACCTCTTTGTATGTTATATATAGCATTATTAAACTTGCGTATACCTGTAGGTAAACCCTTATTTTTGCCGTCAATTCCATCTTGAAAAGACTTTTGCATGTCATTCATTACTGCAAACCTTTCATACGTCTGTTACTTTTAGGATTTTGACCTTCTTCAACTAACTCTAAAAATTGAGATAGTCTAGATTGATAGTTTACAGCACCTTGTACACCTTTAAAAATGAAGTAGTTGGCTTGCTGTAAAAACTTTGGGTCTTCTTTTCCGCTTTTGAATCCATCTAAATAGAGCATTGTAGCTCGTATTACATCGTCTTTTCTTACTTCAGGGTTCTCGCTAAAGAACTTTTTCATTTTATTTATGCAGGCTTGTTTATCACCTCCTGCATCTTTTCTGATTTCAATGAATAACTTTCGATATTCCTTATCCACCCACTCCCATTGAACAGTAGGTGAAGGATTGGTAGATACAGAGTCAAACAATGGCACTATCCATAAAATAGTACCATGTTTGAAATCTCTGTTTACTATTCCTGTAACATAAGTCTGTTTTTTGACCAGTTCAGGTATGTAATCGGGTTTTAGATTGTAGTGTAAAGATAACAAATAAGTTATAATATTACTAGTTTCAAACCCTTTTTGTTCTATGATTTTTACGATTTTAGGATTAATCATTTAAACTGTAAACTTAATAAGATTGACACTGGATTTATCAATATTTTCTGTTGCTTTATTCATCCATTCTTCGTCTACTGTTCCTTTTACGTACATTATATAGATTTTTGCTGTATGTCCTTCTCTCCATCGAATAATCCTTCCTATTTTTTGAATAAGATGACGTTCTTTGGTTTTAACTTGGACAATTAAAGCATTATCAAGATTAGGGATGTTTACTCCCTCACTGAGGCTATCAACTGCTGATAGTTTGTTAATTTCCCCTTCCATAAACTTATCAAAGGCAATATCATTGCTTTTGGAATGGAAAGTATTCTTTTCCAATGCCTCTGCCATTTTGATACTACCAGTAAGAATCAAAGTTCTTTCTTCTTTAGGTATTACATGTTTTAGCATATGAGCAGCTACCCTATACTTACTATCAAGATTATAAACAAATCTCATACGATTAAGTCTAAGATATTTTATAGAACCTCTTCTTCCAAAGCCCATTTCAGCATTTTTAATAGTTGACGAGAAATAGTCATATTGTCTTTTCTCTGTTGTCATCCATTTTTTAACCTTACTGCCAGCCTCAATATACTTTTTCTTGCTGTCAAGATTCATTTCAACAAAAATCAATTCATAAGGTGCAACAATTCCTCTTTCTACAGCTTCATCTAAAGATAATTTATAAACTACTTTCAGATGAAGCCTGTTAAGAATTTCCTTTTTTTCAATTTCATTTGGTGGTGTGGCTGATAAACCTACGATTTCACCATAATTATTATTATCGAAAAATTTAGCATTATTTGGTGTAATGTTCTGAATTTCATCTAGAATTGTAATATCATAAATTTTGTCTTTTAACTTATTTATAGAAGCATAACAATATCTCTCAACTACTACAGCTTCCGGCATATTAGGCCACCACTTTTGAAACTCTCTAGGCCATTCTACGTCTCTGAGTTTTTCAGTAGGGACTGCAATCATAATTCTTAATGGTGCAGAAATATCTTCTTGTGTATATGCACAAAAATCAATTGCCATTTTACTTTTACCACCACCTGTAGCAACAGCAATGATACCACCATTATTGTAAATCAGAGCATCTCGTCCTTCTTCTTGAACTTCTACCTTTGCTTTATGTATTGTTATAGTTTCTTCCATTTATTTTAGTATTAATTCCTTGTCAGCACATGCAATATATCTATCAAGACGTAATAATTTAATCATAACTTGAATAGGCATATCCTGATTTTGAGCTGTAAAGCCGACTGTAACAGGAATATTATTACCATCAGGAATTTCCATCTGGTCTAGGCATGTAACAACAAGAGTTCTTACACTACCTTCAGAAAATTTTGAATCACATTCAATAGCGTATCGAATAGAATCAAAATCTAACTTAGAAACTCGGAATTTTCCTTGAAATTCATGTTCAACATTAGTTTCATCTTTATTGGGTACTATGATAGAGAATGGTAATCTATCATTTGTTATTGGCCCATTTCCATGTCTTGTCTGATAAGCCCTTGTAACATATAAAGTTTCTATATTAACAGTTGTTTCTATTCTACTTGCCATTTTCAAGTCAAGAATTAGTTCCCATGCATTCTTACTTGTAGTATTACTACGAGTTACATGTGGAAAAAATCCAAAATCTCTATCGAGCATAATTCCCTGTCCTCCTTCAAAGATAACATCCTTGTAAAGGTTAGGAACTCCTTGAATATTGTCAACAACGCCAAAAGTAGCTGTAAGATTAATACAAGCTTCTTTCCATTTATCAATAACTTCTGCTATAATCTGACCAACTTCAAGTTTATCTAAAAGTCTGTTGTCAAGATAATAGTCCATTATCATTTCTACCTTTCTATCAAGAATTCGAGGTGAGTCAATATCTCTTACTCTCAAATTGTAACCCTTTTCTTGTCTGTCTACCGCACTTCCAAAACCAATACCACAAGTACCATTCTTGATATTTTTCTTGTCTTTACGATTGTACATTACGTCAAAAGGCGTAATAAGTTGAGTATCTTGATGAATATAAGAGGGGGACATATCTGTACCCATCATTTTTATCAATATGTCAAATTCATTTTGTACTGATAAAGGGTCAACAGTAAGATATTCAGATAAATAAGTCATAGCACCTTTCATAGTACCACTTCCAAAACTACTAAATATATGTTTCACACCATTATGATATACGGTATGACCAGATTGGTTGCTTCCATTGAATCTGACAATAAGAGAATCTTTATCAGATATTGCATTAACTACATTACCTTTACCTTCATCTCCGAAGCCAAGTCCAACTATAATTTTTATTTTCATAACTGTTTCATTTATTTAAAAAAGTAGATAATGGATTGCTCCATTATCTACTTTTCATTTTGTTTACATTTATTTATAACATAGAAGTAGAAGGATTATTCCCTTCTTTTTCTTCTTCATTTGTTGGTTCTGTAGAATGTTCAAGATTAGGCACTTCTGAGTCAAAACCGGCAACGATAATACTCGCCATTAAAGCCGGAATATCTTTATGGTCTTGTGCAACAATAAAATTGTCACCTAATAAAGGTTTCCAATAATCCTTTGTCCTGTCAACAGGATAACTAGCATCATTAGCATGGATATGATAAACATTCCACTGTTCTTGAGCTAGTTTGAGCAATTCTTCATCAGTGTAATTTTCACCCTGACTATAACCCATAATCTTTTTCAAGGCATCGCCTTTATAAATTTTATGAGCTTGCTCATCACCAATGGTAAATAAGAAGCCTTTCTTACCTCTTTTTTCCCAATTGTCAGTGACAGTGTGTTTGCTTGCAAAAAGCCAAGCCAAAGGATAACTCTCTGTACAACCTCCACCACCATTTTCTTCAATCCAAGTGTTCTTCAACCATAATATTAATTCTTGGTCTCCACTTTCAAATTGACCTACTTGTAATGGGCCATAATCTGAAATATGGTCACCAACAGCAATAAAACAGATTGCAGGACTAGGAATACCAGCATCAATAATATTCTTAACCAAATGGTTTAGTCCATTTTTAATGAGGTCTTCTGGAATATATCCCATACTACCTGTTACATCAAGTGCAACTATAATAGGTACAGAATTAGGATGTACATCACTATCACGAGCCTCTCTGATATTTAAGCCATGAGGATTCATGTCTGGATGCATCTCACGTTGAGAGAAAATTCTATCTCTCGATTCAAAAGCTATACTCCTACTAAAAGAAGTATAGCTTTCATCTGAATAGGCTGGCCCACCCATTATGCAAAATCCTTCCCAAATAAGAATGAATAATCTTCTTTGGCAAGTTCAAATGCAATTCTAAGGTTTCGGAGTTCTATACCTACTGCTCTATAAGCCCTTGAAAACTCAGCATCATCAAAGTCAGAAGCAGTGGGCATGGTACTAAATGCATTGTCTCCTGAAAGGTCAAGCATATCTTCTCTTGCTCTTTCCTTTTTACGAATTGCATTCTTGATATCTTCAACATCTCTTCTGAAACGTATCTCAGCATCTTCACCAATGGCTTTCGCCCTATCAGATTTGATTTTACTGTTTCTACGTTCAAGATTTGATACGAACATACCATCTTGAGATTGCTCTTTAACAACAATCTCATCACTTCTTGCTTGCTCTTCCATATTTTAAAATGTTTTTTTAAAGAGTTAACAAATAACCGGGATTAGTCGTCTATGTCGTCTTCGTCTTCCTCAACTGTAATCTGGTCAACGAAAAGTTCAGTAAGCAGGTCTTTTCCCTGTTCAACACGAACTTTCTTTTCTTCTAAAGCATCAATTGCTTCAAGAATAGCACTTGGATTCAGATTTTCATCAGACTTGAGTTCGGAAATCTTGATTTCAAGACCATCAATTTCGTCTTCTCTGTCGAGAATCCAACCTTCAAGTTTGTTACGGTCTTTCCTCACCTTTACAGGGAGTAATGCTCTCTTGAGAGCTTTTTTGCTTTGTGTAAGCAGATGTTCACGTACTGACTTTTGTTTTTTCGCCATGTTGTTTAAAATTATTATGGATTATTAATTTTCGCCTAGTGGAGAGTTTCTTCACTTCAGCGATTGAATTCTCAGGTGATTGTATACCTGTTTGTTGTTGCTTATCTTTAAGTTCTGCTAGTTCAAGTTCGACATGTTTTCTTCTTTCTCGTTCCTTGTTATATGCATCTTCGAAATAAGAAATAGAAGGGTCTCTATTATCAAAATGACGAGGAAGGTCTCTACCATCAAGATAATTATGTCTGTGACCAGCATATGATGCATAATTGTCTTCGCTCATAACTGTTAGGTATTTATAGACATTTTTTTAAACTTTTCTTTTAACATTATTTTTCTTAGTGTAGGATATTCTTTTACTCTTCTTATAGAAGAATCTGCAGATTCTACCCCTTCGTCTGGCATTTGAACACCTTCTGCATAGCGATGTTCAATCACTTTTCCTTTATTACTGGTATATAATTTTTCACTGGAATTGTTATCTCTCATTTCAAATACTCGGTTTCTTGCCCAATCTTCGAATTCTTGTTTTGTCTCAGTATTCATATACATTTCCTGTAACATATTAAAATCAGCATCGGAAACGCCTACTCCTTTTATATTTTTCATAGTTTTTTTATGTTTGAATAACGTTAACATGATTTTTTTATTTAGTATCGTCAATAATTATAAAGGATAATTCCTCTACAGGAATGTAGTCTTCTATTACATTTATTATCTGTTGTGTCTTTTGGATATAGTAATCATAATTCAAATCTTGTCTCATTCTACGCAGTTTCTCCATTGTTATGACATTCATTTCTCTACATTTGAATTTGTCCTCTACTTGAAACTCTCTATCTTGAGTTTTATCCTTTAGTGGTTTCATTATTTTAATGAACTCTTGTCCATTCTTAGATATGTAATATCTAGTGACATTCTGCAATAATTCCTGCTTAGTCAATATCCAATCTTCATTATAAGTTCTTGCTACCAATTTAGTAGTCTTGTCAAATTTTGTTCTTAAAAAGAAATCATACATATTATTATGATTCTTAATAAACATTTCGGGATTAATTCCATCTACAAAGTATGCCTTTAAAGCCTTAGCTACAATCATCATACTGAAATTTTTATGCCAATCACCATTCTCAGCATACTCAAAATCAAAAACACCTTTGTATTTTATTTCTCCATTAGTATACCGGGCTAAATAATTATTGACATCTCTTTGAACTACTAAATCAAAATAATCATAATCCAATTTTAACTTGGTAAGTTCCATCCAATCATCAGTAATTTTATCAAGCATATTTCTCTTATTTTTATGACAACGAACCATTACACCATCAGTATTCACTTGAATAACCTGTATATCGTGTAACATACATTGTTCAGCAATCATAGTCAATAAAAGTTGACCATTAATACAAATACTCATCATAAACTGAGGGTCTTTCATAAAAGAATGGTCATTATTGGAATTACCATAGAGATAACCGTTCAATGCAAGTTTAATACCAGCAACTGTTTCAAAATCTCCTTCATCTTTACTTTTCATTCTCTGGTCATAAAGCATCTTAATAACGTCCAAGAATATATCCTTTGGAATATGTAATGGATGTAAACTATTATAATAAGCAAGCATTGGATAATAGGAACTTGCATCAATTAAATAGATATCATATTCATCATTTGATTCAAACACACCGGGATAACATGTTCCATGTAGCCCACCAGTACCAAAGTCAAACTGAAATCTATTATAAATAATATTAAGATTCTTCAGCTTTTTCTTTTTAAGAGTATTATTACAGTAGGGCAAGAGTTCTTGTACTTCATTTAAAGGAATTTCATTGAATTGTCCCTTAGTTTTATAGATAATTCTCTTCTTCCACCAATTCAGCAATGTATTCAATTCAATACTATGAAAATTGATGTAGTTAAAGATAATATCAGATACAGCCATAGAAGGTCGTTTAGTCCTCATAGGCTTGATTTCTTGCTCTGAAATACCCATACCTTTACTAAGAGCCTTTAAGAGGATTACGCCTCCTATTTTGACATCATTGTAATTGCTAAGGTTATACTTGTACATATTTGACATTTTCTCTCTGAACTTTATACTCTTAATGTTACGAAGATAAAATTCATAGGTAGCTTCAACATCGTTATGACAATACTCAACAATAATAGTAATTTCATTATCAGTAAGTATTTTGTTAAATGCAAAAGGTAGTTCTTGAATGGTGTCCATCATCATATTGAACTCCAAGATTTTAAGACTTGTTCTCTTATTATAGTTGTCATAATGGTTGATAAGAAATAAGTCACGTTGAATAATTCTAGGTCTGCGAACAGCATTTGCCCACCTATTATTACTGGCTATCAACTCCTGACCTTTCTTATAAAGGGCAGTGACTAATTCACTACCCTTCAGATTTCTCAGATACAGTCTAATGAATAAATGCAGTAATGGATAATCGAATCCAATATTGTTGAATCCAATCATTTCCTTAACGCTTTGTAGAAAGACAATTAACTTATGTCTATCATCTTTGCGTTTACTGATTTCAAATACGAAATATTCTCCAGTATCTATATCCTTAAATATAATAAGGAATAAATTCTTGAATATCTCAATATCATAAACTGTTCTTCTCATACACGTTAGCTTAAAATGTGTTAACTCCGTGTCTACTGTCTTCATTAAATGAAGCCAGTACATATTTTGCATACTGCTTATTTTCATTTTTCACTATAATGGTATGAATATTCATACCTTCATCACGAAGCTTGAAAATTACAGCAGCTAATCTTAGACATCCAAAAACATTTAAAGCCTGTATTGGGGTAATAGTATTACCTCTTAACAGACGAACTTTTATTTTCGCTTTTTGGGTGTCAGTTCTTGTAGTTCCATTTAATTCTGACATTTATACATTTTTTAAAGGTTTATAATTCATTTTCTACCACCGACCTTCCTTTTCCATTTTCTGATATAACCATAAAGGAATGAAAACATTCTTATGATTATGTCCACAAAATGAATAAGGAAATGTTTCCATCTTACCAGAAGTCAATTTGACTTCAAAAGAATCAAACAAGTTCGGATTGTCTTTAACTACCGAGTCAATAGTTACTTTTATAATCTTGTTTCGGTTTAAAGAATTCACAGGTAAACAATGCTTAGCATGATGGTCTCTTACCTTAAAGAGTTTAACTGTTGTTTCCATTTATTGTATATAGTATTTTCCTGAAGCTAATTGAAGTTACTTTATATTGTAGGTCACCGTGCCAACGACCTACAATATCAGCAACTTACAACTGCATTAGGAGAAAGGAGTAGATTTTCTACTCTGAGAGTATTGGAGCTGATTTCTTAGCGTGTCTGCCACGAGTATTAGCACCACTATCAATATCAGCCCAATATTCTTTATTTTTACGAACATATCTCCTCTTTTTACGAGGTTCAGGTTTAGATTCAATATTAGCTAATGGATTATCAGCCAACATAGGATTTGTAGCAGATATTGGTCTTTTTTCTCTTTTCTTTACTTCAGCTTTAACTGCTTGTTCTGTTTTAGACTTCTTATTAAGAAAGCTATCAATAGCTTCTTTATTTTTACGGGCAGATTCTGCATTATCTATCTTTTCTTGTTCTTTCTTACGAGATTTTTCTTTGAGTTCTAACTCTTCCTTTACTGACTTTTTGGAAAGAATATAAAACTCTTCAGGATGGTTCATCATATATCGGTAACAATCATTAGCATAAGCTTCGATTAAATTCATAGATGGACGAATTCCCATTATAGCATCTACACTTTTTTCACCAAGAGACTTATTTACTCGCCATTCAATAGTAATACCCCACATATCACCATAAAAAGGAAAATCCATATTTTCAACTCCAATAGCAATAGTAATTAGTCTTTCTTTTTCACCTTTGAAGGTAAAAACTTTGACTATTCGTTTATGTTTTTTATTATTCATTTTTCTTTTTTTTAAGTTCGTATTGTATTTTTGCTGAATTTAAGACGATAAGATATTCTGAATACATTTTTTTAACATCTTCATCCGATTTCATACCCAAATCAACAATATATCCTTGTTTTAGTTGTTCAATAAGGTTGAAATTTAGTGCTCCTGCCTGATTAGCCAATGCGAGTGAGAATATGCCTCCAATAGTTACTAATTCTGCTAGTTCTGTTAATGTAAGTGTGATTAGTCTTTCTGACATAATTGTTTGTCTTTGAATGATGATACAATTCGTTAGTTCCAAAGGTAAATTTACCCTTTTCGAGTCTTTTTTTAGTTTCTCCGTGATATGCATCCTTCATTAGTCCAGAACCAAGAATCATAACTATATTCTTATCTTTTGTACACCAACGGGGAAACAACCAATCAACCCATACCAATGAACCATTGATATAGATTTTAGTTTTACCATTTTTACAGAATTCAACTGCCTGATGAATGGTTCGAAACCTTTTAACTCTATAAGACATATTATGCATCATACCTTTGTCTTTGGTAGTCTCGCTAAAATGAATACTTGTAGTAAGAAGATTTCGTTCACTCTTTTTACCATAAAACTTTTCCATCATATCCAGTTCATAGTAGCCTGTCTCACCTTCAGTGTTTGTCATAAGAAACCACCAAGCGGGCCACTCTCCAAGAGCATTATCATCAAAATCCATTTCTATTGAATACATTTCAGTTAATTCAACAGGTTCAAGATTCGATAGTCCTGCGATTGTAGGTCGTGATTCCTTTTTAGGAGGTATTTTCGTATCATCGGGAAGGATTTTCTCCCAACCATAACCTTTTGCAGTTTTATTAATTATGTCAAAATAGGCATAATCAATATGTAGTTCGGAACATTTCTGTTTAAATACTGAATCCACATCTGGTCTGGCAGTACCATAATTTGTTGGACTCTCAGGGAAAGGCATAAATTCAGTAAAAGCTATTTTGTGTTTATTACCATAGCCCTTTTTTCGAATTTTCTTGTATCCCCTCTCAACTGAAGGCCATCCAATTATGTGCCATTTCAACCAAAATCTGATTGATAAACACCAATTGTGTGTCCTATTTCTCCATTTTTGAAATTTGCTAGGTAACATAATTTTAAGTTTTAAGTTCTGGATTTAACTTTAGATAGAGCATCTTCAATAATTAACTCAGCTTCTTCTTGTGGAAAGTGAGTTACTATAGATACTACTATTTCGGATAATCTATCTGGGTCATAATTCCTATAATAGTATCCACAAACGCAAGGAGTTTCCCAACAATGAGGGCAATCAGATAATGCCATAATTATTTTTCCTTTCTTTTTTTGCCACCGAGCATTTTTGCTGTACAATTAATATCTTGACCAACATGTTCCCAACACCTGTAAAGCGTTTTCTGTACTATTGGATAATGATAATAATAGATTCCATCTCTTCCACATATACTACATTTTGGCATTCTTTTCTTAGATTTTAGGTTATTCATCTTTTTGTTCGTTTAGAAAATCATCAACGGCTTCTTGAGCTGTTGGTTTCGCAGTTTCCATAGAAGTTTGATGAAGTCTCAAACCTCTACCGGTTGGTGACATTCTGCAAATCCATCCCATACCAGATTCTGTCTTGTATTTTTCAAGTTCATTTAAAGAGTTTCTTACAGATAAATTCTCTATTTCAGTATAAAGTACTTCAGCTTCAGATTGACCTGCGTTATAAGTTATATAGCACATTTCATCATCAATGTGACTTAGTGTACCAATCAGATAATCATTTTTTTCAATAGGATTGGGGTCATTCCACCATAATCCTTTAGTTGGTTTTTTCATGAGTATAAAATATAAAAGGGTGTAGAAGGCTCAAGCCCACAATCCAAATCAAGCCTACGTAAATCATTTAGAATTTGCTGACAGAAGAATATAGCTTCTTTGCACAACTCATTGTTCAGATTTGAAAAATGAGCTTCAGGTTCAGTAACTTTTAGTCTCTTAGCAAGCCACTGATAGGCTTCATCTCTTGTGAGATGTTTGTTTATCCATATTTTATCAAAATAAAAATGGGCTTTATCTTTATAATTAAAGAAACGTCTACGTTCTTTGAATTTAAACATTTCATCTCTATTGAGGTCTGTAACTACAGTATGAGTTGGTTTAACCATTCAGTTTTCATTTAAGTAAAAGATGTGCTAATTCATCAGTTTCTTTGGGACTAAGTTTTATCAATGCAGGTGTATCATTCATTACAATAAATTCATAAAATTTTCCATCATCTATTGAAAGATAAGATTTATCACCTATTTTGAATATGGTTCCGATTGTATGTAAATTTTTATTATCTCCCATAATTACTGTTCCTCCCAAGTTACTATTGAATCATATACTGGTGGAGCATAATGTAGATAATGAATTGAATCAACACCACATATTATACATTCATATATTTCACAGCTATAATCTTGAAAAATTACATATATGATTGAATCTGATATTTTTGGTGAACCCCATACTTTATAACTTGAACCTGTTGATTTAGTCCAAGTATGTCCGTTTGCAGCACATATTGAATCATAGCGAGCTTGTTGAAAAGCAAAATATGCTTCCCAATCATAAGGTTCTTCTTCAGGTAATATAGTCTGATGAGTGTTAACTTTACCGGGAGAAGCAGTATCTACAACCCAAAGACTATCTGTTTTTTGCAATGAGAAACCTATTGGTGTTGAACCAGTTTCTTGACCAATATCATAAATGCTATCGTTTTCTTCATATCCTTCATACCCTATAATTTCCAAGCGTATACCATTATGGGTTATTTCAATAGCATCAGGGCCATTCTGTATTCCATTCTTCGGGTAAACATAGTAGTAAATAGCATAGTTACTAAGTGTATCTCCAAGAATATAGTCACCTAATGTCTTTGTATTGTAAACAGAGTTGTTTACTCCATTCAATAAATTGATATTAAATGTGTTAAGATTATAGTTTTCATAGTCTTGCAAAACTATTTCAATCATTTCATCTTGGTCAACACCAGTGTTGTCATAATGAAATTCATTTATCCATGCTGTTTGAGACCATGCAAAAACACTGAATAAAATTAGAATTAATGTTAAAAGTTTTTTCATGAGTTTTTATTTTTATATATTTGTAACAACTAAATAAATTTTTTCATTAATTATAGGGCTACGAAAGGAGTCCTTAGATTAAGTTTTATTTTTTGTTTATTCGCCTTATGAAAAGCCTTCAGGTGACCCGGAGGCTTTTTCTCTTTCATTAACTTATAGGTAATCCACATTCTGTACAACAACCATTAATACCATTCTGCTCTTTGAATGGATTACATAAACAAACTCCACTCTTTTCTTCTGTTTCTTGTCCTTTGATTGTTTTGTCAAGATTGTCTGATAATGTGATTAAATCTTCCGTTTCTTGTTGGATGATTTCTTTGGCAACTATAATATAATTATACTCACTTAAATATCTATCCATGCCCCTACTGGAATGTTTTAATAATATTTCCACCACCTTCGCCTCTATGAGTTGTGGTTTATTAGTTAAGTCTTCTCCCAAAAGATGTCTATTTTTTAGATAATATTCGTGCTGTGTAAAATCATATCCACATCCTGTCATCCAAATTGCAAATGCTTGTAGTTCATCTATTTTACTCATCTTGTAATTGTTTTTTAAAGTTAGTAATTATGTCAAGTATAAAGTTCTCGTTATCCTCCTTGCTCTCAAACTCAACAAAATATTTATCATTTCCTCGTAATGTTTTTTCAAGAATACTACCAATAAAATCAATATCTGTGAGTTGTGGCCTTTGTTGGGAAAGAGGAAACATATATTCTCTTTTCCTAACAATTAATTTCCCATCATTAAATACACCCTTTTCACCATCCCAAATACCCTTGTAAAATATTGGATATATCTTTCCATTAATAGTTGTATTTTCTACATATCCTATACTTTCCACTTCATCCTTTGTAAGTTGTGGCTTTTCTTCAAATTCATCAATGTAATTATCTAATGCCTGAATATACCTGTAAAGTCCTTCATTTTTTAGAAATACATTATTTATTTTATCAATTCCAAAATCTTTTGGGAAGTAATTTTCTATGCTTGGTCTTTTCATTTTTCCTCCGTTTCTTGTTGGGTGATTTCTTTTAGTTTTGTAATATTATTTTGAATGCCTCTCCAGATATAAAAGTGTGGCATACCATTTGGATTTTCTCTTGCTTTGTCCCTATAATATTCCAATGAACGTATTATTTTAACCACCTTCGCCTCTGTGAGTTGGGCGGTAGTAGAGATGCAGTATTTTGACACAGCTTGTTTAAATCCATGTCTTATGCTCGTTTTGTCATATTGAAAATTTCCTTTTTGTTGCTCATATTCATAACATTCGGTTGCGGACTTCTCTACTTCTTCATCGCTTAGTT